CGGCGATCGACCTGCATCTTGCCACGCTGAATGACCTGATTTCGGGGGCGACCACTGCCAACATCGAGACCGCTCTCGGCCTGATCACTGGTCAGGGAACCAATTATTTCAACGTCGTAAATGGTTCGAGCCAGGCGATGTACGGCACGGGCGAGAACTCGCAGATCATCAACCTCGGGGCACAAATCGGCGGCCCTTGATGGACTAACCGATGCCAGACCCAACGCCCCTACAGTCGAACTATTTCGCAACGCAGTTCTTCAGCACAGGCAATTTCAGCTTTTCCGCACCGACGACGGCCGGTTCCACGATCGTCGTCCTTATGATCTCGGGCTCTGACTACTCGGCCATAACTGGAGTCAGTGGGTGCGGTGTTGCAAGCTACTCACAAGTCATCAGCAATATCGGCGGTGTTGTCATTTGGGCTGGTGCCAACGGCAGTGGAGGCACAACAGGCCCAGTAACAGTCACTCTTGGTGCCTTTCATACATTCGATGTGCTGATTGCCGAGTTCGGCAACATGCCGTCAACGCTCAGTATCGGCCCGACCAATTTCGCCACGGGAAGCAGTTCGACAGCGAGTACGGGGAGTGTCACTCCGACATCGGGGGTTCCGGCCCTATTTCTGGCGGGAGCATCTCTCACAGGAAATTACAACGGAGCAGGGCCGACAAACGGGTTTGCGGATTTCAGTGGGGTCACTGACACGCTAACTGACATGAGTTGGCTGGCGACCAACAATACATCGGGCAGTTACAGCACTCAGTGGGGCCAGACCTTCAGCAATAGCTGGACCGGGGTAATTGCCGCTCTCTATGGCACAACCAGTCCCCCGCCTCCGACGCCCAACGCACCGATCCTGACAACGCGGGCAGCACCGCCGTTGCCAGGCACTTTGCAGTATGCCCTACAGAACTTCGTCAACTATCCTTCGCCCCCCCCGCTTCCTAACCCGACTCCATCGACCTTCAGTTGGCCGACCCAAACCGGGCCGCTCATCCCCGGTTCGCTCGGGTTCTTGCAGAAGACCTATACAACACCGCTGCCTTCGCCTCCCAACCTTCCGAACCCCACGCCCTCGCAGTTGTCGCTTCCAGCGATCGTTGGACCAGCGGTCCCAGGTACACTCGGCTTCTTGCAGAAGACGTTCACGGTCTATCCGTCCCCGCCGCCGTTACCGAATCCCACACCCAGCAGCACGAACTTCCCCACCCAGACTGGCCCATTGATTCCGGGATCGCTGGGCTTTCTCCAGAAGACCTTCACGCCCTTCAATTCGCCTGCACCGGTTGCGGTTCCACCACCGCCGACGCTCACGCAACCTGGCCTCAATACGCGGTCAACGCCGCCCCTGCCGGGCACCTTGGCGTTCTTGCAGCAATCGTTCACACCGTTCAGCTCACCGGCCCCGGTGGCACCACCGCCTCCCCCACCGCCTTCATCGTCGCAACAGCCGATTCTGACGACGCGGACGACGCCGATCATCCCCGGTACGTTGGCGTTCCTGCAACAGCTTTACACGCCCAAGCCGACGAACATCATTCCGGCGGCGGCGACCAACATCTTGCAGGCACCGGCGAGCATCGCCTTCCCGAACATACCCGGTGCGTTCTGGCAATCGGTCTTCCGCACCTCGGACCTGAACCGGGGCAACCCCACACCGGCACCGCCTTCGCCGCCAACGCCGCCGCCAGTGGTCCAGCCGTACCAGTACCCGCTACTCGCCCGCATACCGGATAGTGCATGGGCGAAGGGCACCGACGTTCGGCTGAAGCGGTTCGCCAACAACCTCTCGGCGATGTGGAACTCGCTGGTGCGGCAAGGTATCTTGCGGCAGACTGGAATTGAGGACTACGATCTCGTTCTGAACACGCTACTCTTCTACTATCCGGCCAATGTGAACGACTGGGCCGGAACGCCGCCGGATACCATCGGTGCCGCACTCGACCGGATAGCCGCGTGGATCGCAAAGAATGGCGGCGGTCCATTACCCTAGACGCCTCTGAGGAATGAAATGGACAAGTACAGAGTTGGCATCATACTCTCGGGAACGGTACAAACCGATGTTCGCATTCTCGTAGAGGCGGATAGCGAAGAGGCGGCCCAGGAGAGGGCTGAACAGCTCATTCGCGATATCTCAGTTCACTTGTCGAAGGGCAACATTCGACTCCAACTGCTCACTAACCGAGATGTCTTTCAGCACGAAATGGCCGCAGCAAATAAGGAGTAACCGTGCCTATTGTTTTTGCTCAACCGGACCCGGTCGCCCCGCAGCTTTCGGCCGCAGCCGGTTACGCCGAGGAATACGCCAAGCTCTTTCCGTCCATTGCTTCTCTGTACGGCCACCAGTACGCCGCACGGCAGGCGGGGATGAACGCCGCTCAGGGCAGTCTCTACCAGTCGCAGCAGAACCAAGTCAACCAACAGAATCAAGCCGCCGCACAGACCCAGCAGTTGCAGGCTCAAGCCTCAATGGCCCAGTCCCAGCAGACCGCCCAATCGCAGATGGCCGATCAGAACGCCGGTAACGATGTCTGGCAGCAACAGCAGATGTACCAGTTCCTCCAGAACCGGGCGTGGACCGCTCAGGATGAGAACGGTTTGGCCCAGGCCCAGAACGGCCTGAGCCAGGTGATGAACGATCCGACGCTCTCCCCGCAAGAGCAACAGCAGGCCGCACAACAGTACGCACCGTACATCCAGCAACAGCAACAGCGGAAGGAGATGTGGCAGGCGAAGATGCAGACGCAACAGCGGCAGCTTCAGGCCGAACAAGCCGCTCACCTGCACGCACAGACGTCCGCGATGGATATGCAGTCGAACGCGGCCAAAGCGGGCAAGATGTCCACGATGACCTCTTCGCTGCCGATTCGGGATGACGACGGAGAGTTGCTGGGCCACATGGTTTCCTCGCCAACCGGCGATGGGAAGTGGAACCACCACTTCGTTCAGGTTCCGAAAGAACAGAAGGACACAACCGCTCAAGTGCAACAGAAGGCGTACGACACCGAAGTCAAGCACCGCGACAACGACGACAAGAACTGGTCCGCCGCCTACAAGGATGCGGAGGAAGTGGTCCGCAAGATGGCGAACGAGACCGTGGAAAGCAAGAAGGATTCGGAAGGCAACACGACCAAGGTGCCACGCTATCCGAGACTCTCAGACGAGAACGCCAGGGGCGACTTCAATGGCCAGGACATGACCGTACGCGATGCGAACATATTGAAGACGCTTAACGACATGGGCTTCGAGCCGAAGAAAGAGGACTACCTGCGGCGAAAGCGGAGCGAGAGAGCGGCACTTCGCGGCGGCACTCCAAGTGAGACGCAACAAGCAAATCCGAGGGTGTCTCAACTTGATACACCCTCCGAAGCCAAGCCGAAGTTAGGTTCATCGGGGCTGAAGAGCGACCGAACCGCCGCCGAGAATGCGGGACGACCCACTGTGCAGACGCCACCACCGGCGACCCCGCAAGCGGCCAAGCAGATCGACGAGGTTAAGAAGGAACCGACCGTGCCAGGGGCCACTCCATTCTCGGTCTCCGATCCGCAGACGGACGATCAGAAGCGAATCGCGAGGTCGCTGTTCGACAAGGCACGCATGACTATCGGGATGACGCCGCCCGAGGCGAAGGTCGCCATCGGGCACCTTCAGGTAATCCAGGCAATCGTCGAGAAGGCTGGCGGCGATGGAACGTACATGACCTCGGAACAACGCAAGCGGTACGACTCCGCTCAAGAGGACTTCGTTAAAGCGGTGAACGATTCGATACGTCGCCGAAACAAGGAACGCCCAGTCATGCCGTCGCAACAAGGCGCGATGGCTCCCTACTGAGATCCGCAATGGACGAAACCGAAGTCACGGGCTCGATCTTCGACAGCCTGAATCAGGCTGTCGGAACCGCCGTCAAGCCGAAGGACAAGACCTTCGCGGACTTGGACGCCGTCGTTGGTCGTCCGGAATGGAAAGATCCGCAATACTCCGCTGAGTCGCGTCTCAAGGACATCCAGGACACGCACATCGCCGCTGGCAAGCCGTACGAGCAAGCCGCAGCCAAGGCCAAGGAGTCCGTCGGCGTTGAGTTGCCGCGTCCCGAGTATCGACTCGGCGAGGAGCGGCAAAAGGCGGCGATGCTCGGCACGAACCCCGTGACGGGCCAACTCGACCCGACCACGCTTCAGGCCATCGGCAAGGTACTACCCGGTACGAGCGAGTACATGGGCTGGCGGGACAAGCGGGAGTATGGAAGGGCGGTCGATCGCTTCAAGAAAGGCGAAGCAACCGAAGACGACTATCGCACGATTGCGATGGCCGAAGAGCAACAGTCCCGGCAAGAGAAACAGGGCATCGGTGCGTCGTTGATCCAATCCGGAGCCCAGTTACCCGCGTTCGTGGCCTCGGCTGGGGCCGGTGGTGCCGCTGGTCGGATGCTCATCGGCGGCACTGGTCGGATCGCGGGTACAGCCCTCGGTCGAACGGTAGGCATGGGTGGTGCCGAAGCGGCAGAGGCGGCGATCAACAACCCTCTTACTCGAAATGTGGCCGGTACGGCCCTCACACCGGCCATGTGGGCCGAACGCGGTGCCCAGAACCTCAACGAAGCCAAAGACCGCGATTCGTTCCTACAAGGCGTCCAGTCCTACGGCTCGGCAGTGGCCGTGGGGACGATCCAGAACGCGATCCTCGGCCAACTGGCGGGAGCGGCAAAGCCTGGCGAGAAGCTCCTCGGCTCGACCCTCAAACGAACCGGACTCGGCATCGTCGAGCAACAAGCCGCGGATACCGTCACCTCCGCCCTCGGCATGACCACCGGATACGGCACGATCGGCGAACTGGCCAAAGACCCGGATCAAGGCGTTAAGTCCTTGGCGGTACAGGCGATGACGTTCGCCGCCTTCGCGAACCTGCACCGCACCGGCAGCGGCAAGGAGATGCTCGATAAAGTCTCCGAACGTCTAGAAACGTTGCATAAAGCCGACGTTCCGGTCGCGGATGCGGTGAATATTGTTGCAAAGGAAGGCATCCTCAAGCCCCCGCACGAAGGCGAGCCGGTCGATCCCAATGCCTGGATGGAGGCCAACAGGCCCGGAGAACCCCAATCGGCGGCTCCGGAAACCCCCAAAACCGCCCCGCCATTGGCCGAAGTGCCGCCGGAACGCCCAATCGCACAGCCGGAACCGCCAAAAGCGGCGGAAAAGGCACCGGAAGCCGCCAAACAGGCTCGGCCAGAGGAATACGCGGCACTGAAGGACGCGGTCCAACGGGGCCAAACGGTCGAGCCCGATCACCTTTTCGATGCTGCTGGCCTCACCGACCGCGAACAGCAAGTTCTCGGGCGAATGTTCCTCGGCCATGAGCCCAGTGAGATCGGCAAACCAGAGGAGGTGAAAGCCCAGTTCGAGTCGGCCCTCGGTAAGCTCGGCATCGACCCGAAAGCGTTGCCAGCCGATAACAAGGATTTCGCCAAGCTCACCGCTCGCGAACAACAAGTCCTGTTCGGGCGGCAGACCAAGTCGCTACGGGACATGGGCAAGGAGATGGGAGTCTCCTACGAGCGTGTCCGGCAGATCGAGAAGGCGGCACAGGAGAAGGTCGGAAAGAACGAATCGGTGGCCAAGGAGAACGAGAAGGAGAAGTTGAGCCGTGCCGCCGATTACAGTACCAAGGCCAAGACCGCCGTGGGAGAGGAACTCGAACAGGCGTCGGCAGCCAACCGAGAGGAAAAGTGGATGGGATTGGGCGACGAGGTGCTGGCACTCGTTGAGACCGACCGCCGATCTGGTACGCTGACAGAAGCCAGGGCCGAGAAGCTCTACGACCTATTACAATCCATCGACCAGGGGAGAGAAGGTGGCAAGTCACTCACCAAAACCGCCGAAGCAAAGTTCCGTCAGCAAATTGATGGGCTACGCACAAGCGGTGCATCTCAAGCATCGCGTGGCACGGGCAAAAAATACGGTAGCTCAGGAATCCGTCGCCAGCCGACACCCGTTCCAGGCGAAGACGTCGGCGGTGTACAAGAAGGCAACGTCAATGCTCCACGTAATGCTCAGGACGCGGGAGTTCCAGCAGCCGCACTTCAAGAAGGCGTTGGGGGCTCCGAAGCTAATCGGCCCGACGCCCAAAACGCCGCAGGCAATGCACCTGCCGCTGCCAGCGGCGGTGAAGCCGCCGGTAGTGTGAACCCGAGGGTACCTCAAGTTGATGTACCCACCAATCCCATCACCAATACCAAGCCCGGCGACCCAGTGCCGGGCGTAACACGAGGGGCCAATGCCAGCACGCCGCTCACGCAAGCTCAGATCGATGCGGCTATACCACAGCAAGGTATTACGGCTTTGCGTGCTGATGGAACGCCTGCGATACCTCCGAGCGTCGGAGAGCCTAAAGTGCGGTCCGGTATTGCGGCTGCCTGGCGATGGCTCAGACGAACCGAAGAGTCCGTCGGCAGCGTTATCGCTCCTTACACCTCAGAACTGAACAAGGAAGCCGGACAAGCCACCGCTCGGCTTGCTGCGGTCCCCGATAAGCTGGCTCGCACCGTCCAGTACTACAGCAACCAACTCCTCGATCACCTCATGACTCGGGCCAAGACGCAGGTGGAAGCCGAACTGGCTACTGGCGGCTCCGGGCTGAAGGCGACACGCAAACAGATCGAAGACACTGCCTTCAAGAACGGCGACGATCACTTGTCGGTCGCCAATGAACTCCGCATGCGGAAGACGCGGGCCGAGTTCCAGGCACGCGAGAATGCGGCCCTGGAACGTGCTGCCCGGTCCAGCGATCCCGATGTGATCTCCGCGGCACGCAAGGAAGCCGCTGAATGGAAGGACAAGGCGGACGAAATCAGGACGATGGTGGGCACGAAGTTCCACGACGAGACCGACTTCCAACGGAAAGCCAACTCGCAGGGGTTTAAGGACTTCGCCGAATGGTGGGGGCAGAAAGGCGGCGTGAGCGAGAAGCTCGAAGAACTGTACCGCATCTACCACGGCATGGACCCAACCGAGACGATTGACTCGATCAGTCAGTTGCCGGGGTTGGTCTTCCACGCCAAGGCGATCCGCGAAGGCGACAGCATCCCGGACAACGAGCGGGTCATGGGCGGCACTCGCAAAGGTAACCTGCTCAATCCCCGCCAGAAGAAGCTCGGAGCGTCCTATGCCTATACCGGAGCGGCAGAAGCCTACGACACCAACCCCTTCCGCGTGATCGAGTATTCGTTCGCCAAGCGAATGCAGAACGCCGAGCAAACGAACTTCATCCGCACACAACTCGCGGCGAAGACATCCGACGGGAAGCCGGTCATGTACGCCAAACTTCCAGGGAGCGACCTTCTGCCCGGTTACCGCATCATCACCACGAACAAACTACCGCCGGAGATCAGGACTGGATACCCAGCGGGGACCGAGATCAACGTCGCCGTTCACCCCGACACCTACCTCGAAACCTACCGCGTGATGAACCTCGACATGGTCGGCGAGTTGTCCAAGCGGATCGGCAACGTCATCGGCAAAGCTCTGGACATCCCCACCGCGATCAACATCTTCGGCATCGCCGAGGCGACTAGCCATTGCATCGGCAATGCGGTGAAAGTCTTCGCCAAGGCCGGTATCCGTAGCCTGCCGGACATGGCTCGGAACATACGCGATGTGATGAGGCAGAAGGACAGCACACTCCGCGAGTTGTTGGCCGAATCCGAGCAAGGAAGGCTCAAGCCCCAACACGCGGAAACGTCCCTCGACCGCCCAGGACTGTTCGGCGGCGGCAGGTACGATCCAACGCGACCACTCCTCGAACTCCAGAAGAACACCGTCGGCAAGTGGATGGACCGCTTCGACGACGCCCTGCGGCTGACGATGAGCCACGCCTACGACCGGATCGCCGAGGCGTACCCCGGTGTGGCCAGTAGCGAGAAGAACAAGACGGACTTCATCAACCAACTCGGCAACTACCAGAAGACGACGCAGGCATGGGCCGTGTCGATCCTGCGTGATCTCCGCATCGGGCCATTCGCCACCGCCGCCACGAACAACGTCATGCAATCGGTTCGATCGCTCGGCCTGGGACGCGGCATCGACACAAAGGACTGGAAGACCAACGCCAAGCTGCGGGCCGAACTCGGCCTGCAAGTAGCAGGCGTACTTGGAGTGGGAGCGTTGGTGAACTACTTGCTCCACGGCCGGCCGGACGGGGACGATAATACGCCGTTGGGTGGACTCAAGTTGCCCGGCAACAACGGCTACGTGGATCTGGCGGCACTGACGAACATTCGGCGTGGAAGCAAGACGGTCGGCCTTCAGTCGGTGATTGAGGGCAACCGCTACGGCGGGAAGGGAGCGACAAGCGGGAACATCGGCTCGAACGCGATGGAGAATGCACTAGAAGCCGTCGTTCACCCCGCCGCTGGCCCAGCGGTCAACCTGGCCAGAGAAGCGGTAGTGGGCATGGACGTGATTGGACGCGACACGGTGGACCGAAAGGACCAGCACAACATGTGGGCAAAGCTCCAAGCGGCACTCATGAACGCGAGCCCAACGGCAGAAGCGGCACTGAAGCTGTCGGGAGTGAAAACGCATCCGGGGAAGAAAGAGGATGCGTTCCAGACGGCGATCAAGGGAGCGGGATTGGGAGCGATCATCAAGAAGGGGGCGGTTCCACCGGGGAAGCCGCTGCCGGTGCGGTAGACTTTTGGGCGTGTGTAGCGTGAACCCATTCGGCCCACTTCACATTGTCACGCAATACTTCGTCGGGTGGTTGGTCGGGAACGAATTCATAGTTGGCACTTTCGAATGAATGACCCCAACGTTTTCCGGTCTTGGGATCGCGACCATCTACAAAACCACGGCCAGTAATACCCGTCTTTGTCATGCAGTAGGCGTAGATCGTTTCATTTGGATCTGGTTTGTCATCTAACTTGTCGAGAGCGTCCCACTTTGAAACTCCCCTACCGCAGATGATATTCTTCATTACAACGCGAAGGTACTTGGGGGCTCTGCTCAGCGAGAGCTTGACCCCTTCAGCCGGACCATCAATGAAACAAGTTGGCATGACTACCCCTGGGAGCGAAAGACCGAGAAGACCCGGGTCGGATAACGGTGATTATGTTCGGAGGGGGCCTCAACCTGATGCCCCCTCCTCATCTGACTGGTTCTTGATTTCGGGTGCCGCGACCTCATCAGCTTCCGTGATTCGTTCACCGCAGCCGCAACACTTTTGCCCGAAGTGCATGCCGATGGTAATGGTCCCCCATTGGTCTTCTGGCTTAACAACCTTGCAACATGGACAGCGGTAGTATTTCATTTCAATACCTTCTCGATCTGTGGCCAATCGCTCGGCCGCCACAAGTAACACTCCTGTCCCGCCGCCTTCAGGCGATCCAGCCACACTTGCTGTGCTGGCCGGATTCTGCCTTTCTCACTCTTCAACTCGGCGAAGAACACCCGCTCCCGCACGAAGGTCAGGTCGAGCCATCCTTCGCCATCGTAGAGCCAAGGCGTGGCATGATGGACCGATCCATCGGCCCGCTGAATCGACACATTGCGGCGAACGGCCATCACCACCCAGCCGAGGGACTGGGCACAGCCAACGAGCCGCTTCTCGAAATCGGTCTCGCTCTCTTCGATCAGGTCGCCGATACCAAGATCGATGCCCACACCGATGACGCGGGAATTCGTATCTCTAATGACCCGCTCTGTGATCCGACCATCGGCGTACGCATCCTTGAGCCACTGCGGGTCATTGGGGCGGGCTGGCATCTTTCTTCTCCTCCTGCGTTCGCTTCACGACTTCCCACGCCGCCTTCTCAATTGCTATGTAGCACTCATTGCAATACACGATCGAATGAACCATATCTTCGAACTCCATCTTCTTGCCGCACTTCTGGCAGATGAAGTCCTGTGGGTCATTCATGTAATCTCCTTCGCATCCAGTGTCTTCAGCCACGCCAGAACCGAATTGTAGACCTTCGGTTCAAGATCGTTGAGCTTCCGCTCGATCTGGGCCATCACCTGAAGGCCGGTGGACATCCGGCGTTTGGGTTTGACTGCGGGCTTTGTCGCAGTTGGAGTAGCCGCAGGGTCTACTCCGTTCAGCAGCGAATGCTGGTTTGCTTCGTCGGCAACGGTCGCCGCTCGTTCGTAGCCACTTTCACTTCCCGGTCTTGACTTGGCCATTGTTCACCTGAGGTTGTGCCGCACCTTGAGGAGCGGCGGGTTTGAATTCCAGTTGTAACTCGTCCCACATCCTGCCAATCAGTTGGTCCACTTCGCCGAACGCGGCCCGCATCCACGCAGATAGGGTCTCATTGCGGCGGCCTGAGATTGCCGCTTCTAGGACGTAGCCCATGAGGAAGTGGCGATTCTTCTCGATGAATTCTTTCTTAGTCACGCCGCATCTCCCTACTAACAACGACGGAGACCATAAAAGCAACCAGGAAGCATACGACGAACGAGATCAAAGGGTCTTGCCAGTTCATCACTTCGCCCTCCTGAACTTCTTCGAATCCACGCACGTCGCGAAGTGCGACAAGTGCAGGTTGACGCCCTTGCTTCGTGCTTCAGCCGCCACCTTGGCGTCCAACGCATCGCCGATGCCATCCACGGCCAGCACGTTGCCTTTCAGCAGGTCCGGCTCGGCGTTCAGCGGCATGGCTTTACCCGATCGAACGTTGTTCACCCAGACGATTTCGGCACCGCAGGAGCGGCAGTTAGGCATGGAGCTTCTCCTTCGCCACATCCGCCACCGCACTGGCGATGTCCGCCGGGTCGAGCGGCATGTTGCGGAGCGTCGGCGGCGGGTAGTAGTGGTTTTGGTAATAGAAGTAACCGAGTGCCTGGCTGAAGGTCCACCGCTTCTTCGAGTTGCGGGCCTGCCAGTACACCTTCTGCCAGAGTTGATCGGTGTTCCGCCGCATACTCGTCTTCCGCGGCACGAACACGTCGCCCGGCATCTCGATCAGCGAACCATCGGCCTGAATCACCGGCCGGGACTTCTTCTTCGGGTCGATCAGGAAGCCGCAGGGGCACCGCCAGCTAACAAGGATTCGATGACATTGCGGGCAGCAAACTGGCTCCCGGGGCGGTCGGCCATCTCCACCATCGAGAGGAGCCGCTCTAAGACTCTCCGTTCGACTCGCACAGACTCGCTTTGCGGTGTCGCCGAGTTGCCAGTGTCGGTCTTCGTTGAGGCTTCCGTGGCGGTGCCAGTTGCCTCCGTGGTCTTGGATGGTGACCGAACTAACATCAGGGTGAGCCCTAAGGAGCCGTCCTCCGGATTGAAGATAGCTTTGTAAGCTCCCAAACACGGTCGCGAAGATCCCGTGGGCAAGCCAAGGGCAATCAATACCTTCTCGCAGGACGAAACGGTTACAAATGATCCGGATAGCACCCCGGCGTGAGGCTTCGAGAATATCCTCTCGAACGCCTGGATTACTTCTGTGCATGGTTCCGTCACGCCACACCTCCTCGCCGTCAATATGGGCCGACGACACGCCCTTGGAGTGGAAGTACTCCGCGAACATCAGCGATTCGCCGACTCCCGGTGCAAACAGGATCGTCGGTCTGCCTTCTGGGTTCAACCGCTGGTATTCCTCGAAGACGCGGCCGAAGATACCGGGGACCATGATCAGCTTCCGGTTCTCGTTCTCGCTCAGGTCGTCGAGGTCGTCGAGCGGCTTCCGGCCGATGTGTTTCAAGTCGGGTTCGCCGCAGCCGTAGTGGATCGCTGGCACGCAGGCCCCGCAGGCCCGCAGGTCGCTCATCACGCCGCCTACCACCAGTTCTTCGTAGGCCACCCTTTCGATGTCGAGCGGCGTGGCCGTGAAGCCGACGATTACCGCCCCCATTGCAGCGTGCCGGTCAATGATGTCCAGAGCCATCGGATTCGTGAAAAGGTGGCACTCGTCGATGATGACGATGTCCGCCTTATGCAACTCCCACCGCTTACTCTTAGATGTCCTCGCGTGTTCGGTGTGGATACTCGATATCTGGCACCGTGCGGCCAGGTCAGGCACGCGGCCCGCAGCCCGGACGCCGTGGTCGATCTCTGCCGCGTTGAACGTCCGGACAAGCTGATCGATCAACAACCGGCGGTTGGTGTACGTCGAGGTCCGTTGGCCCATGTCCAGGTAATGTTTGACCAGTTCGCACACCACCCACGACTTGCCGCCGCCGGTGGGGAGCGTGCCGCAAATGCGGCTACGGCCCCGCTGGATGGCGTCGAGGATGCCGTTGAGCAGCTTCAGTTGCGGTGGCCAAGGAGTCACTTGCTGGCCCCTCGATCGGCGATGATGGCACTGGCACAAGCGAGAAAAGCCTCGCGGTGAAACTCACCTAATTCTGGCCACATAGTGTGCGGCAAAGGCTTGCCATCATCACCAGGTACCAAGTACTTCGGGTTTTCGTCCAAAAACTGGTTGTAAGCACTATGGATCAGCCGTGCGATCCGTTCTTGCTCGCTCATTACTTTTGCTCCTGTCTACGTTTGTCGTAACTCTTCTTTGTTTCCTTGAAGTCCTCCAGCCAGTCCTTGAGCTTCCGCCGCAGGCCCGTCAGGTTCGTATCGTCCTTGATCGTGCCGTCGCCGTTCAACAGGCCATAGGCCCGGCCGAGCTTGTCGATCCATCGGTACATGATGTCCCAGTCGCTCTTGAAGTCCTTGTCGTGGAAGAGGACTTCGCCAGGCTTGAGCGGCTTCACCGGCGTGGGCTTCGGTAGCTTCTTCTGGCCCGCGAGGATCGCTGGCCGGTCTTCCTCGGGAGCGGCGTCCACACCCTTCTTGAATTCGACCGCTCGGGCAACGCTTGCCGGCGACATACCGGTCATTTCTCCCACTCTTTCGGCCGTCTTGCCGGAAGGTGTATCAGGTTGAGACACCTTCGAGTGGGCATTGAAGCCGAGCGGCTTTTTCATCATCTCGTACAGCTTCGCCGCCAGTAACTTCTTGTTCGCCGCATCGATGTTTCGGCGTCCTAGAGCGTGCTTAAGGGCCCACACGACGGCTTCCGCTTCGGTATCGAAGTCCATGAGCAAGACATTGAAGTTGCGGCCTACTTTGGTGGCCGCTCGATACCGTCTGTGGCCCTCGATAAGGATTTTGGTTTGCCGCCAGACAACGAGGGCGTCTCGGACACCGTTGATGCGTATGTCCTCTTCGAGGAGTTTTGTTTCTTCTTCGGTTGCAGGTTGCATGAGCCCGTCGAAGACGGGCGAGATCTTCAGCTTCATCGGACGTCCGCGTGCCATCACTCGCCCTCCGGTAAGTCTTGGAGCTTATTGACGCAGTAATCGCGGACTTCTCGCAATAAGGACCGCATTAAGCTCGCAGGCAGAGGAGCAACGACAACGTGATATTCGACCAAGTGCTTAGCACGGAGCTTGACCCCAAAGATCATTAGGGGGGTCGCCTCGTTCTCCGCAAATGCTTCGAAAATACCCTCTGCGGCCACCGTATCGCGGCTGTACGTAGACATTACTCTTCGCCTCCTTCCGCCGGTGATGTCCGGCCTTCGATCTTCACCTTGGCCTTCCGCAGAGCGTCGATATGAACCTCAATGCCCCGGTACTTGTAGCTCGTGACTCCTTCCTGATCCATGATCTCCAGCAGGGACGTATGGGCCGCCTTCTCCTCCTGATTGGCGGCGATCCGCTCGTCCCTCCTGTCGGCATAACGCACTGCCGCGTTGTGGACCTTCTGGTTCTTGGGCGTCTCCATGCCGGGGATGTCCGGTTGATCGCCATTGGTCTTCTTTAGCCGTCCCATTTCAGTTGCCCTCCACTACAGCGAGGATGTCAAGGGGTGTGACGATGAGGTGCTTCTCGCCGGTGATGGGGTCTTCGTCCTCGAACCCGGCGAAGTGCGAGACGACCACGGTGCATCCGACCAAATTCCGTTGGTAGACTTCGCCAGTATGCTTCTTGCCCGGCAACGAGTTCTCGAACTTCTCCCCCGTCTCCCCAATCAACATCCCCACGCCCTGTGCCACCACAACGCACCGGATGGCCGATCTTGCCATCTTCTGTGCCATGTTGACGTTTCGCTGTGAATCTTCCTGCCTGATGATCGTCAGGCCCCCAGGTGTGGTGTCGTGCGGTATTTCGCGGAGGACCAAGCGGTCCCGCATGGGTATAAGCGGCATTCAGTCTCCAGAAAAGCCCAGCCGCACCGACGGCGGTAAAGACTTGCCAGTGGATACGCACCGGCGGCGGCGACTGGGTTTACGAATTGGTCGGGTTAGACTGGCAAGTCTGACCCAGAGTTTACGATTGGGAAGCGGGCTTGTCAACGGTTGGTGCGTTGAGAGCGGCAATGAGGGCGTCGGCGTATTCGACCGCTCGCTCCGGCAAATCTCGAACGACGCACCGCACGTCCTGTGACGAAAGAATCAGGTGACCCATAATGTGGCACGCGAAGTACTCGCGTATGCTGAGCGACATGCCGCCGTCATAGCCTGGCGGAAAAGCAAAGTCATTGGGATCGGTCATTGGTTCTCCGGTAAGGGTTGAGGAACGGCACGCGGGATGGTCGGGCCGTGCCGACACTTCATCGGCCTGTACGACAATCGGGAGTGTTCGAGGTGCGTGAGGCATAGGGCCTTCGAGCCCGGATGCCGCGGTTGGCCACAATGTACGCATCCACCTGCGGCCTTGTACTTCGCCCGTAATTTGCGAACCCTGTCGGTGCTGCTCATTGTTGCTCCAAGAGTTGAGGAGCGATCCGCTTGACCGTCTCCATGTACAGGTTGTGGAAGTCGTCGAGGGCCACGCGGAGCTTGGCGGTGTATTCGTTCGGCTCCAGCCGCACAATGAAGCCAGGAAGGCCCGGAGCATAGCTCACGAAGTCCACGTACTTCCGGCCAGTGACGATGAGGTGCATATTGCACTGAGGAACGTAGTCTGCCGGCAACACGTTGTCCTGTAGGTACTCGACCTGTGTACTGAGCTTCGGACACTTCAACTCGCACACGCCATCATCATCGACCAAGGCGTCCGGCGAACAGCCGAACCGCCCATCCTCGGAGATAGCGAAGCCCACTTGCTGGATGCGGGAATCGGGCTTCTCCATCGCGTACCAACGCCGGGCTTCGGGCTCCATGTTGGTGCCGTTGGCCATGTCGCGAGTTTGCGGCCGATCGCTGAAGAAGTTCGGCGTGAGGGAACACCGGTCCGCGATCAGTTCGGCCACGTACTTCTTCGCCTGGGCCGACAGTTTGCCGGTTGGTGTGAGGATGCGGTCGGCGGCGGAAGCGGTGGGGATACCGCAACGCAACCGCCACCAGTCCGGACTGTATTGAGCCATCATGTACGCCAACGTCGGCCCGAGTCGGCGGGGCTTCTCGTCTACTTCGTGGATCATGTGTGGGTCTCGATATGGTGGGTGATGGCATCCCGGAGCTTCTCCAGGTATTCACGCGTCATGTCCGGGCCATCCTTGCTGTCCAGCAACAAGAGCGACTCATCCTCCGTTCCCTCGTCGAGAATTGAGATGATGAATAGCCGATCGGTATAGCCGTAGTCGGTGTTCGAAACGGTTACGTTAGGTCGGACTTGCTTGCCCGCTCCATCGCGTTGCGGGATAGTCTTGTTCCACGGCTGGACCAGATAACGAATTGAGTATTTGTGACTCACTTCGCACCTCCGTTGTGCAGGGGGCAAAGAACCTTGTCGTTGGGGGCTGGCTCTTCTAGCCGCCAGCCCTTATCGCGGAAGAAGTAGATCGCGGCGGCACGGAACCCCTGGGCATCGAACTCGTCGAGTCGCCGTTCAAATGTCAGATAGCAGCCACAATAACCGCCCTCGTCATAGTGGCGGCATACCAACGTCGCGATAGCTTTGAGAATCACTTCACCCCTCCTTTCTTGGCCTGTGCCAGTTTGTTCCGCAGTTCGGTCACGGCCTTGGCCAAGTCCCGTTGCGGGAGCTTGTCGAGCGAGTCCACTCCCAGCCACTCCAGGAGCTTTTGGAAGTGGATCGGTGCCCCAGCCTTCCCACACTGCTCGATAAGCCCATTCAGTTCGGCGATCTGCGAGCCGTTCACGAAGTCACCGGCCAACGTGCCGTCGAGGTCTTCGCCGCGTTCGACGATGTTGAGTGCGGCCTTCAAAGCATTCCTCTTCGCATAACTTAACGTGATGCCCTGGTTCTGGGCCGCGTTGATCATGTTGTTGCCTTGCGGTGTGGGCATGAACAACGCCGTCTCCTCGAAGTGCGTTCCAACGCGGATGCGACAGGTAATCGTGATGCCGGTTGGCTCCTGCTGCGTATTGAAGGTCGCGACGATGGCATGCTTCACCAACAGCGGCTTCGCGGCCTCCATGATGGTCTCGTACGGAGCGAACTTGTACGCACCCTTGGCTCCTTCCTTCCACTTCTCGACTTGCGGCATCTCGGCCTGAAACGCGGTCAACGCGTCCGCGAACTTCTGTGCCGCCTGTTGCTTCTCGAACCGCTCTTGCAGGTCGAAAAGGCCCTTGAGATCGGCGATGCTCATATTCTTGGCGATGGCCTGGGCGATGAGCGAGAGTGGCCGGTTGTCTTCGATCGGCGGATCGATCCGCACGAGGTCATCGGGCATCGGTCGTTTCCTCCTTGTCGGGTTCCGCCAGTGGCGTGGGTTCGTCGTACCGTCCATTAAGCCAGTCTTGGTAGCATTCGTCGCACAACAACATGCCGCCAACCGCACAACGACGCGTAGCCACGTTGTCAGTGCAGAACTCGCATTGCGGCATTACCCCTTCAAAGTCGGCGGGGTCGCCGCTGAGGATCGACTTGTCTTCGAATCGCGGCGGCGTATCGAGCTTCCAGCGGTCAAAGTTATCCATTTGGCAACTCTCCTTCCCACGGGATCGACATGACACCGCATGGGATGCGGGCACCACCTTTGATCGAGTCGCCGAACATGCAAGCTTTCCGTAGCCGTTTATCGCCACCGGCGATCTTCACCCAGCAGTCACCGTTGTTCGTGTTGTCGATTTCGCGACACGGCTCAACGATCCAGCCGTGCAAGGTCTCGCTTAAAACATGGCCCACCAACACCGAAAAGCCGTAGCCGTTCGGCATGAATATCATCGCATTCTCTCCAGGCACTAGCACGATTTGGCCCTCTGGGTCAAGTAGTCCGACGAGTCCGCTGACTCCGACGAGTCCGCCGCGTCCGACGAGTCCGACGAGTCCGCCGCGTCCGACGCGTCCGCCGCGTCCGACGAGTCCGCCGCGTCCGACGAGTCCGACGAGTCCGACGAGTCCGCCGACTCCGCCGACTCCGCCGCGTCCGCTGACTCCGCCGCGTCCGCCGCGTCCGACGCGTCCGCCGCGTCCGCCGCGTCCGACGAGTCCGACGAGTCCGCCGCGTCCGCCGAAAGACGGATATCTTCCACGAAACCATTCCGCCTTGGTTGACTGCCCATTCTCTTCGAGGTAATCCGCGTACACCAGTTGCGGCGTCTGGTTACGCGGGTCGGCGTTAATCGCTTTGAGCAACGCGATTTGGTCAGTCATTAGGCCGATCCTCCGGAGTCAACGTGTTCTCGAAAGGTGCGGACGTATCCGTGTCGTCCGGTTGCGGCGTGCCACTGGCTTGCAGCTTGGCCAGCATGATGTTGCAGGCGTCGATCTGGGATTGGCACGTCCTGATTTCGGACCCACACATATCTGCCAAGATTTTATTTGCGGCCTCTTGGGTCGCGTGTACCGTGTGAGGCCAGATCTTGTCTCCGTCAGCGTCGATGAAGAACAGGTCACCGCTGATCTTCACGATGGGCAAGCCTTCCTTCTTCACCGGCATAACCGGCTTGTTGAAGTAATTCGGCCAGGGTGCATACCAGAAAGCCCCGCCGCTCTTAATGCCCTTGATGTTCAATTCCGCCATTTCGATTCTCCTGCCGGGAAAGCAGCCGGACATCGGCCACCGCAATGCCCCCGAAGGCGGGAGCGTCGCGGGGGTCGCTATTCGGCGAACCATCCGGTGAACTCCTCCAAGTTAACCTCGTCCCCGCTCTTTACTGCTTGGGCACGCACTTCAGCGGCCTTCTCGTTCGCGGATAGTCCTTCGAGATTGACGACCTTGCCCATGAGGTCGAAGAACTTTTCCCACTCTTTGTCGGTCATAGCTATCTCCCAGGGTTAGCGTCTCGGACGAGCCGCTCACATAAGGCCGGGCGTCAACCCGGCCAAGTATGAGGGGTTCATTTGGGTAAACGTATCTTGTAGAGCCCCGATGGACCGATGACGTTGCGAACCTGGATGAGCAACGGTACGCATGCTTCGGGATCGTTGGTCATCCAGCCCCAACTGAGCTTTGATTTCCAGCGAACCCCGTTTGCCTCCGCATATCGCTTCAGTGCGTCACGCATCTCATCGGTGACACCGCATTTACCATCGGGGAAATGCCGAACGTTGTGGCCGCATCTCCGGCAATTGGTCTGTGCCCAGTTTCGCATGATTAGTACCCCAGCCATCGGTACAGGCCGCGTTCCGTCTTCGGACACGGCACCCACCGGGCATACGCGGCACCATCGGCAGTGCCGCAATCCAGCACGAGCAACGTACCCGTGTAGTTCCGGAATGGGACGCCGTGGAGCAACAAGAGGCGTTCGAACAGGCATCGCTTTTCGTGGGACATTGGACTTACTCCTGGGAGGTTAAAGGGAGGGTACATCAACTTGATTCACCCTCGAAATCGCTTGTGCGTCACTCGGCCCCACGTGCCGGGTGCGAGTCCAGCCAAGGAATGATCGGCCCCCACGAGGCGATCATGGCCTTCACGTCGTTGAACGAGAATCCCTCATCGCACTCCATACACGTCAACGTGTCGCCATCGTCCAGGTCGAGGCGGATTACACCCTTCACCGTACACTTCGGGCACACCAGAAACATTGCTATCCTCCTGCCAGAGTTCGCAACCGGAAGTCGGTCGCCGCAATAGGGCCAGCGTCAACCGGCCCGGTTGTGGGGATCGCCCTCAGTCGTCCATCTTGACCGTGTGGACCTTGTCCACGCCTGCCTCCGAATAATGCAGCGTAAATTCTTGGACCTGATCGTATCCATCGCCCTCTTCCGGTCGCTCGATGGCCACCGGAAACACGTACTTCGGCTTCCCCGGTTCACCGATGTTGATCTTTTGGTTGTTCGAAAACCGCATGAACAATTGCCATCTGGTCACAGTCTCCCCCTTTGCCTCTGCACAACCACGAACCGCACACACGTTGCCGCCATGACCACGAGCCAGGCGACCGCGAATGCGTTAGCCAACAACGTTGCGGCCTGTTGCGGCCACGCGGCATCAATTACGGTCATGATCTATCCTCCTTGTCCGTGAACCACTGATAGTCCACATCCACACATTCATAATCCTCGTGGCCGCAGGCGGGATCTCCTCCATCCCAATCCACATCGTCCAGGTAATACTCACATGAGTTCGTGTCGGGATCATCCTCGCCACGACACCAGCAAGTAGCACCACATTTGCATTTGAGGTGGTAAGGACCGGCCATCACGGTATCCTCTCACACGCAATGATCTGGTAAGGCGACCCGCCAAGGGGACGCTCACACACCCAGCCAACGGGCATTGGGCTACTGTAGTCGCCCGTGTGTGTCAGCCCGTCCAACAACCCACCGATGAACAGACGCGTAATACGCCACATAGCCAACCTCCAATAGCGGTTGAGTAAGGCCGCAATCAGCGGCCACACTTCACAGCACGGCACAGTCGCCGAGCTTCCTCCACGCAGTGCGGCGAATAGACCACACCTGCTTGCCATCCACCACAGTGCGAGCAAGCCACCACGTATGGCCATCGTGCTGCACAATCTTCTCGTGACCAGGCGATGGCAAGCCGTTGGTCAAACGCCTAGCTGTAGCCGCGGTCACGTGCAAGAACCCATTGTCGATCGGCTCAAAGTCTTTCACGGCATCACCTCGGATAGCGGCCCCAAACCTGTCGGGATGTCAACAGCCACTCACTTGGATAGCACGACATGACCACGTGCAAATGCCACGAGTCCTTCCAGTTTGTAACGAGCACGATCCCACACCTTTGCCTGTGCCTCATCCTGCCAAGCACTTCGTACGTGCTCAGCCTTCAGCCCACACACCTCACTCAGCAATGCGACCACTTCGCACAAGCCGAGCGAATCGACTGCCTTTTCCAGATCATCGGTCGTCATGGCACACCTCGGTTAGCGGTTGGATATCCGGGAGCCTGCGTCCCCCACACTCTCATCCCCACGTCAACGAACGCTGTTCGTCGAGTTGTTCGTCCGTTCTTCCACCGCTGTTTGCACGCACTTTGCCCACCATTTGCAGTGAAAATAGGGCCTGGCTGGACCAGCTATGGAGAGCTTTGAGCCGCTCCACCGAGCTTTGAGCCACACCCCCCGGGGTCGGCGGAAGGGTGGTGGAGGGGCCTACGCCCTCTCCATTTCGCCATGCCCTATATACACTTATGTCGATTTTCCGGATATGTTGGGTGTGAGGCCCTTGGAATCGCGATAGGATGGCCCGAGTTTCGACACCGGTTCCTGGGTGGGTTTGGGGTCGTTTGGAGGTCGGAAATGGCAAAGGCGAAGGCACCGGAGCATGCTGAAACGATGCCTGAATCTTGCCCCGAGGATGCAGAGGAGCGTCTTCGGAGGGCCGAGGAAGGGCGTCAACGGTATGAGATTGCGGTGTCTGAGACGGACAAAGCGTTCGAGGATAACAAGTTAGGTTTGAAATCGGTGTTGCGGGACATGCAGATTGCGTATTCTACGTCGGCACCGACGGGGGTAAGGGAGACGATCAATATTCGGCGGTGGAGGTTGCTTTACCGGGACAAGCCGGAGAAGTTCCTGGCGATTATGGAGTCGCACGAGGAGAAGGCGGAGGCGAAGAAGCGGTCGGTGAAGGCGAAGGCGGCGGAGTTGGAGCGGTTGCGTGAGGCCGAGTCGAAGTTGAAGGCCGAGTTGACAGCGGCACGAGAGAAGTGGGAGGCTGAGTTGCGGGTGTTGCGGGAGCGGGTTCAGGAATTGGAGGCGTTGGTGCCGGGTGATGTTCTTGACGAGTACGAGAACCCGGCGTTGGAGCGGTTGGAGGCGTTGAAGGAAAGGCTGATTCGGGAGGCGTGTCGGGAAGGTGTATCAAGTTGACACCCCTTCGAAAGTGCCTAGGAAATCGAGAAATGATTACCGATTTGAAGATCTACGTGATCCGGGTTGAGTTACTTGGAAATCCTGTTCGCCACGTTTATTGTGGTGAGGAATTCTGGTGCGAAACGCCGCGAGACGCGATTTGGTACGAGTCGATTAACGACGCCGAGATAGCTTGCCAGACGACTTGGAAAAACTACAGGACCGAGATTTACCGGATCGATGCCACATTGACCAAATGCCAGAGGTGAGCCAATGCGTTTGCTCGACTTGTTCTGCAAGGCCGGTGGTGCGGCGATGGGTTACCATCGTGCCGGTTTTGACGAGATCGTTGGGATCGACATCGAGCCGCAGAAGCGGTATCCGTTCGAGTTCGTGCAGTGCGATGCGTTGGAGTACGTTCGCGATCACTGGATGGAGTTCGACGCGATCCATGCGAGTCCGCCGTGCCAGGCACATTCGAAGCTCCGGCACTGCAGCAAGAACAAACCGTGGCACAAGGAGTATCCCGACTTGATTCCACAAACTCGAAATATGCTTCTTCGCACGAGCATTCCCTGGGTGATCGAAAACGTGGTTGGGGCCCGGATGCCGTACTCCATCACGCTGTGCGGTACGATGTTCAAGGGATTGCGGGTTTACAGGCACCGGTTGTTCGAGACCTCATTCTTCATGATGGAGCCGAGTCACCCCAAGCATGTCATCAAGGCGAACGGGAAAGGGATCAGAAGAAAGGAGCAATACGAGGCCGGCAGTTTCCTAACCGTGTGCGGCCACATCGGTCGGTATTGCGGCGATGCCATGAAGATCGACTGGATGACAGGAGCGGAACTTTCGCAAGCCATTCCGCCGGCCTATACCGAGTACATCGGCCGGCAACTCATCGACCACATCCGCTTCAAGGCTTCCTGATGCTCTCGCCTGGCACCCATCACCGGCTGGTCCCCCGCGATCTGAAAGAGAATGCTTTATGCGATTCGCTTATGCCGATCCGCCTTATCTCGGATGCGGAAAACTGTACCCGGAGCATCCCGATCATCTCGACTGCGACAAGCCGGAGTGGCATCAGTCGCTCGTGGACCGTCTGTGCGATGAGTTCCCGGACGGATGGGCTATGAGTTTGCACAGTCCGTCGTTGCGTATCATCCTGCCGATGTGTCCGGAAGATGTCCGGGTGTGTGCGTGGACGAAGCCGTTCTGCGTGTTCAAGCCGAACGTCAACCCGGCTTACGCGTGGGAGCCGGTCATACTCCGGGGCGGACGCAAGAGGCAGCGATACGACGACAAGGTTCGCGACTACTGCTCGGTTAACATCGCACTCCAAGCTGGTGTCGTCGGTGCCAAACCGCGTGGTTTCTGCGACTGGATATTCGAGTTGCTTGGGATAGACCCCCACGAAGATGAGTTCGTGGATCTGTTTCCGGGGAGCGGCAACGTCGGTCGATCCTGGGAAGCGTGGAAGCGTTATGAGCTGGGCCTGTTCGCTGGAATGAACTAATGCTCTCACCTGGTAAGCACCACCAAATCGTTCCCCGCTCTCTCGCGGAGAACGCCCATTACCGCATCAACATGTTGAGGACGCCGCTGGCTTCGAAGCAGCGGTTGATCCGGAAGATGTGTGCGGAAGACCTGCTGTTCTTCGTCAACACTTTCGTCTACCAGTACAACCCGAGGGCCGTGAGCGGGGTTGACGAGAATCCTTACTCGCCGTGGGTGGGCCACGAGGAGTACGAGCCGTTCATCACATATCCGTTCCAGGAATGGGCGATGACCTACGGCAAGCCGGGCCAACACGACTCGCACGGGTTGCTCTGGGCCATCGAGAAGCAGTGCGACCACTTGACGGAGAAGAGCCGCGACATGGGCGTGTCGTGGTATCACCTGATCGCCTTCGCGTGGTTGTGGTTGTTCCACGGCGGCAAGTCGCTCGGCGTCATCAGCCGCGACGAAGACGCGGTCGATAAGGTTGACGACCCAGATTCGCTCTTCTGGAAGATCGACTTCATCTTGCAGAACTTACCGCACTGGCTTTTACCCAAGGGCTTCTCGTGGCGGAAGCACCGCAAGAGCATGTTCCTCAAGAACCCGGAGAATGGCTCCACGATCGTCGGCGAGGCATCGACCTCGAAGGCGTTCTCGGGCGGCCGCAAGACGACCATATTCATCGACGAGTTGTCGAAGATCCGCGAGGCTCGCGATCTTCTCGGCCACACCGCGGACGTGGCGAGTTGCCGGTTGATGTGCGGCACGCACACGGGACTCGACTCGATGTTCTACGAGGTGGCCAACGACCGGCACACCGCGAAGACGGTGTTACACTGGACGCTCCATCCCCTCAAAGCGAAAGGGCTCTATGAGTACGACAAGCAATCCAATCGAATCGTCGTGCACGACAAGTCCTATGAGTATCCGACTGACTTTAACTTTGTTTACGAATGGAAGCCAAACGGTGGCCCTTGTCCAGGATTACGGAGCCCCTGGTACGATGCCGAATGTATACGACGACAAGGCATCCAGGGAGCTGTTGCACGCGATCTCGACATTAACCCCAAGGGAGCCACGTCCCAGTTCTTTGATCCTGGCACAATACGGGAGTTAGTCCGGCGTTACTCCTGTCCGCCGGTGTGGGAAGGGGAACTAGACTACGACACCAAGACCGGAAGGCCGAACGCGAACTGCCCATTGATCGCCAAGGCCGGTGGCCGGATCAAGATGTGGGCCCATCCCGTGGGCTACGGCGGCGTGAAACCGGGACGCTACGGGGCCGGGGTCGATATGAGTTACGGCACCTGGGCGACTCCTTCGTGCTTCTCGCTCGGCAACGCGGATACCGGAGACAAGATCCTCGAAGTCCGCGATCCGTCGCCGGACGGGGCACCGGACCAGTTCGCACCATTCGTCGTGGCCTTGTGCTGGTTGTTCAAGACGGTCGATGGCCACGGGGCACAACTGGCCTGGGAGAACGAAGGGCCGGGGACGACGTTCGGCAAGCGAGTCCTCGATCTCGGCTACCGCAACGTGTACTGGCGGCACGACGAGTTGAAGTCGATCAGCAAGATCACGAGCCATGCGGGATGGCAGCCGTCGATGGCCAACCGGCGGCTTCTGCTCTCGACCTATGCCCGGTGCCTGGCGAGCCACCAGGTCGTCAATTACTCCGAGGACGCCCTTCTCTCGACGCTCGACTTCAAGATTACCGAGAAGACTATCGAACACGGTCGGCGTAAAGTGAAGGGCACCGATCCTTCGGGAGCCGGTGAGAACCACGGCGACGTGGTCATTGCCGACGCCCTGATGACGAAGATGATCAAGGAGATGGGACTGAAACCGAAGGAAGAAGAACCTCAGCCGCAGCAGTTCATGTCGCTCGAATGGCGGCGGAAGCGGTACGAGGAGAAACTCAAGCAGCAAAGCGAGTGGGCGTAGCACGTGACACGCACAAGCACAATTCAGGGTACATCAACTTGATGCACCCTCCTCCCAGGAGTGAGCGATGAAAGAGTACTTGGAACGAATCGTGGGCTGTAGGCGAGTCATCTTGCGGCTGTTGTCGGAAGCTCTGGAAGAACAGTCCATCTTGTGCAGCGAACAAGAGTTTGAATTCACGGAGGCGTCATCCAGGCCATACCGGCTGGACATTCAGCGGGCGAACATCGAACTCGCCGAGGCCGAGATCGAATTGTGGAAGTACCTCAATGGCGGCGTTCCCCGGTTCGAAACAGTAGTTGAGAAGAAGACGCCGTTCACTGACGCCGAGAGTGGACCTGTCTTGTTGACGGCCGATACACACGCTTTGGCCGAAGCGTTTGCGATGCGGATTTGCTCTCTGCCCGGCGGGGCCTTCCCCGATGCTGTCCAAGAAACGCTTCGCGACTACGTGAGGCGGTCACCACCTTACGGTAAGTGAGATGCCCGAAAAGATTGACCTCGACCGCCTCCTGAACGCGATGGCCCGCTCGCGGCTCGTCCTCCGACGCTACCGCGAGGAGCGGTCGCAGGCCGTCCGTCAATACGTCGGCTCCCACTACTCCGACGATGCGGTCAGGCAACGCGTGCCCTTGAACCTCATCAAGCTCTACTGCAAGATCGTTGGCTCGAAGCTCATCGCCCACAACCCCAGAGTCATGCTCTCGACCTTCGCCAAGGAGAACAAACCGGCGGTCAAGGCGATGGAAGCCTGGGTCAATCACCAGATCCCGCGAATGAAGTTCGCCAACACAATGCAAAGGGTGGTGCTCGATGCACTTTTCTCCATCGGAATTGCCAAAGTTGCTCTCGCTTCTCCGGCAAATCAGAGCGTCTTTGGATGGAACCTTAAAATCGGAGAACCTTTCTGTGAGCGAGTATCACTTGATGACTTTGTGTTCGACATACATGCAAGAGATTTTAACGAGGTGGACTTCATCGGTCATCGCTACCGCGTGCCGCTCGAAGTCATCCGGAACTCCACTCTTTACTCCAGTCAGCGAAAGCGACTCACCCCAAGTTCCGATCCCCTCTTCAACCGGGAAGGCGACGAGCGGTTGAACGTCCTCGGGCGTACCACGATCGCTGGCTCCGACGCGGAGGAATTTCGTGACCACGTGGACCTGTGGGAGATCTACCTACCACATCAGAGACGCATTATCACTCTCGCTGATGACGAAAATGCGGGCGTGCTTGGTGCGGAAGGTTTTAATCCCCGCAAACCACTGCGGGACCAGACGTGGATTGGGCCGCCTGCTGGACCGTATCACATCCTCTCGCTCGGTATGGTGCCGGACAACCCCATGCCCATCGGTCCGGTCATGGATCTGGTTGACCTCCACGACGCCACCAACGAGAACCTCAGGAAGCTGATACGGCAGGCGGCGAGCTTCAAGCAGGTGTGCTTCGTCCAGGGCGGTGCCGATGAGGACGGCGAGCGAGTCCTCAAGTGCGACGACGGCGATATCATCCGGCTCGATAACCCGGAGAACATCTCCCAGACCAACTTCCGCGGGCCGAACGCCGAGATCACGCAGTTCATGCTGGCGATGAAGGAGATGTTTTCCTGGGCCGCTGGCAACCTCGACATCATGGGCGGCTTGTCTCCCCAGTCCAAGACTGCATCTCAAGACCAGATGTTGAATGCCAACTCGGCCACATCGATCGCCGACATGCAGGAATCCACTATCACGTACACAACGTCGGTCCTTGAGGCGATGTGCTGGTATTGGTGGTATCACCCCACGGGCGTGATGAAGGTCACCAAGAGCCTGCCGGGCCTGCCGGATCAGGAGATCCAGCGGAAGGTCTATCCGCGGGGCACGAAGATGCCGAACGGCCTTCCTCACCCAATGGCCCGCGATTGCAACTGGGAAGACCTCGACATCATGGTCGATCCCTACTCGCTGCAACACTCGACGCCGGAATCGAAGCTGGCGAAGATCATGCAGTTGGTGACGCAGGTCATCATTCCGATGCAGCCGCTACTCCAGCAGAACGGCATATTCTTCGACGTGAACGCGTTCCTCGAACATGTGGCTCACTATAACAATCTCCCGGACCTGAACGACATCCTCTCGATTGCCGAGCCACCGCAAACCGAGGGGAAGCCGGGTGCGAGTCAGGAAGAAATGGGGCCGATGAAGCCGCCAAATACGAACCGCACCTACACGCGGGAGAACGTATCTGGTAGAACGCAACAAGGGACCAGCGAAGCCATGAGGATGGGACTCATGGGCCAGAACCCCGGCGGCAACTCGGCCAGCCGGAACGGGCAACCTAGCATGAACGGGAGCCAGTGATGCATTACAGGAATGGCCGCGAGGCCAAAAACGGCGACAAGATCGTCCAGTTGACAACGGATGGCAAGATTGAGGGGCTAGGCGTGTTGTATGACGCGATTCCGGGTAATGACTTCTGTAATGGCATGGTCGCCGCGATACCCAAAACCAGCCACGCCGGTGCCTGCCTTTGCGATTGCATCCATCTCGACGACTTGGCCGCGATTCTGAAGGAGAAGGGCTTGGACAAGCGGCCAGTGGGAAAGTGATGTAAAACAACAAACCCCCAGTGTTACCCGAGGGTCTGTCGTTGTGTCCGGCGTAGGACATGCAGTGGTAAGCACATCCTACGACTAGGCACATCTGACCAACAAGCCCCAACAGACTTATTTCGGCAAAGTCGGTACTAACTCCCTACGCCGAACGCAGAGCCAGTAAGGAACCGCCTGACCCAAGCGAATCGACAAGTTCCACGCAAAGTCTTGGAATTCGCCCGGAGTACCCCGGCAGGCCAGATTCCCGAACTGCGATATCAAGGCCACTGCGGAGCCAACCCGCTCGTGATGGGGGTGTCGGGACTAAGGAGTCCCGCGATGCCGCTGCATTCGTGAGGGGGAAACCTACGGATGGGGGTGTCGCCAACCGACATGCCAGTCTATGCGGGCGAAGCACGCGGTAGCTTGACACCGGCACAGAGGTAGTGGAAAACAAAGACAGCCCTGGAGGGATACTGATGTGGACGCTGTGGTATAGGACGGGAAGCGAGTCGCCGTCGCATGGCCGCTGGACCATCTGGGCGACAGCGGCAACCGAAAACGCGGCATGGGATTGCAGGCCACGCGGAAGCCCACCGCAACGTGGTTGGTGGCTAGTCCTGGAGGAACGCTACAAACCTCTGGCATTCGCGAGAGACGCTTGACGCCGCCACCCATGTGTGGCACAACAACGAGGAGCAACCGATGTTCAGGTGGTTGAAGCGGCTATTCCGACGTGAGCCGGAGCCGGTGCAGATCGAGGATCTCATTGCCAAGACTTTGGCGGATCTCGGACCTATGAAGTTCACCGACATCTCGTCAACGCTGATCGAGCACGAGAACTACAAACGGCGTTTGGCTAGTCAGCGGGCCGCGTTCAACGAGACGATACGCAAACTGGAAGAACGATGAAGCACACCACGCGAACGCACCGCCGGTTGAACGACACCACCTACGAACTCGAAGAGGTGGTGGATGCCTATCTGATCGACGGCGTCGAGGTCACGAAAGAGGAGTGGGAACAAGCTCTCCCCGGCAACCAACCGGGAGCCAACGACGAGGTCGGCGTGTCGATGCTTCCCGCCGGACACTGCAACGCGTGGCCGATCCTAAGCGACGGATTCGGCGTCCATCCCGAGCAAATCGAGCAAGCCGAGGCCCATGCTCGGAGCGTCGGGGCACCGGTTGAGTTCATGAGGGACGGTTCGGGCCGGGCGATCTTCACCAGCAAGCAGCATCAGCGGGACGTGCTTAAAGCTCATAACATGCACAATCGCGATGATAATGCCGGTGGGCAAAGCCGCACTGTGAAGCGACCAACTATCGGAAGAGAAGAATACATTTGAGGGTGCCTCAACTTGATACACCCTCCCAACCGGAGCCCAAATGAGCGGTAATTACGAAGACTGCGACACCGAGGAATACAACGAGTGGCTGAAGGGTTGGCGGGGATGGTTGTACTCGTTCGCCGCTTTCATCATCACCGTTGGCGTCATGATCGGCGTCTGGTACGCGACCAAATAGGTGACCTGTGGGCCGAGCAATCAGCGGCAACCTGAGCTACCCGATCCCCGCCAGTCCGCAGGAGCTAAACTCCTTCGCACAGGGCGAGGACATAAGCCTTTCGTTCACGCTCACCTCGACATCGAATCCCACCGGTTGGGTCAACGCCGAGTTCACGTTGATCCCCGAAGGCCAGTCGCAAACCGGCAGGTTCACAACTTCGATCACATCTGGCGGCATTGCAATCACGAATGTCTCGACTACAACGCCCTACACCGCGACCGTGACCGTGACTCTGCCGCACGCCGAGACGCTGAAGCTCGGCCAAGGGAGTGCCGGGTGGCAATGCCTCTGGGCCGACAGCGGCAACGTGAGCATTCTCGGAGCGGGTGAGATCGGGATCACGCCACCACTTGTACCCATACCGTGATACATGGCTAACGAGATAACCGTAAGCGTTTCGCTGGCCTACAACAACCCGATCACCGTGACCTCCCCGGTAGGCCGGGCCATCACCGGGGCCTTGTTCAACTCCCTGGCCGCAATCGCACCCAGCGGCTCGACCATCTCCGTCGCGACAACCGGGACCGCGATTCCACTCGGCCAGATCACCAGTCCCTTCTTCGCCTGGATTCGAAACCTCGACCCGACAAACTACGTCCAAATCTACACTTCCCAGGCCGACAAGATCCTCGGAGCCAATCCGTTCGCACAGCTTTTCCCCGGCGAATTGTGCCTCGTGCCGCTCGGTTCCAACAACAATCCATACGCGGTTGCGAATACGGCTGCGGTGGATCTCGAATACTTCTTAACTTCCCGTTGACTTGCTTCTCTCTCAGAAAATCGCTAATGTCGTAAGCAGCGGCATGACTGAATCAAGCCCCCATGAGCTACGGCCAAAGGGCGATAGGTAGGTTGTGCCGCACTTCACACAGGTAGACCATGCCACAAGCAGAACTCACCGACGAAGAAGTTGCTCAACTGAAGCAGATACGCGATGCCGCTCGTGCCCGCGTTGCAAAACAAGAGTCGGACGCCTACGACCTCTCCGCGTTGGAAGACACCGAACTCGAACGCGAACGCAAACCTGCCGCAACTCCAGCCGCCAAACCAGCGGCAAAACCCGTCAATCAGCACCACGCTTACATCGTCGAGAAGGCCCGATCTTTCGGCATCGCCGATCACGACATCGAGAACATGTCGGAAGAGGTGTTGGTCTCCCAGATCCGGAGCATCGAGCAATACCGGGCACGCGAGGCCAACCAAGCCAACCGGCAACAGGACGCACTGCGTGTCGAGCATGTCCGACCTAAGCCGCCGCCACCTCCGTCAAAACCCGTCGAAGACGACGTGGATATTTCCGAGTACCTCGGCGACACGAAGGAGAGCGAGTGGGAGCCGGAACAAATCGCTCTGTACAAGCGGATGGAACGGAAGCGGCTCAAGGAGATGAATGAACTTAAGGAAGCGGTTGCGGGCATCAAGCAGTCTAGCCAGCAGACCCAGGCCCAGACGATCGACGCCATGATGGACGGGTTCTTCGCCGCAGCCAACCGCGAGAAGGAGTTCGGCAGAGGCGATGCTACGGGGCTGATAGGCACGCCCGCACTGCGACGAAGGAATGCGGTGTTTCAGGAGATGCAACTGCTTGGAGGCATCAATGCGAAGAACTTTCAAATGGCTGTGGAAACTCTTTACGGTAAAGCGAGAGCGGCCGAAACTCCGGAACCGGCCGCCGCTAAACCTTCTGCTTACGGAAACGGAACTCCAGCGGTTCCGGCACGGGCCAAGACTCCAGCCGGTCCCCGCGTACCGACCGAGCAAGACTACGAAGAAGGGACCGTCTCACGTCCCACCAACCGCCGAGGAGCGGCGGAAATGAAGGGCGATGAACGAGCGGTGGCCAAGATCACCGAAGCCATGCGTGAACAAGGCATCGACGTTAACGACGATGGCCCTGACGCCCTCGACGGCTTCCTGTGATCTTGAGGGTGTCTCAACTTGAGACACCATCCCTGAAGTAACGCCTTTAACCTCCCGAACGAGTACTCCCGCGATACCTGAGCCACGGGCTCAACCGGGAGTCATTACGTGCCAACAGTCAATTCGCTCACCGCTCCGCAGATCGCCGACCTCGTCATCACCACCCTTTCCGACCTGGGCGAGATGCGGTTCACCGACATCTCCTCGAACCTCCAAGACCATACGGCGATGCGGAACTTGCTCCGCAAGAACCGCGTGTCCCTGGAGAGCGGTAAAGGCATCCAGTGGGACGTGATGATCAACCAGTCCGGAGCCGCCGCCAACGTCGGCCTCGGTGCTTCGGATATCGTCAACATCCCCGACCTCGGAACGCAAGCGTCGATGGACTGGCGGAACTCGGTCAGTTCCTACGCCTTGATCGGCCAGACCATCGCCATGAACCGCACGCCGCGGCGGATCGTGGACTACGTGAAGTGGCAACGCTTCGGTTGTTTGATCTCGCTCGCCGAACTGATGGAGCGGAACTTCTGGGGACCGCCCGTAGCCCTCTCCGATAACCTCACTCCGTGGGGCGTCAACACCTGGATCGTCAAGAACGCCACGCAAGGATTCAACGGCGGTGCCCCGTCCGGTTACACAACCATCGGCGGCATCAACCCATCGACCGTTCCCAACTGGAATAACTGGACTGATCAATACGTCTCGGTGTCCCGCGACGACCTGATCCGCCGCATGCGTCAAGCGGCAACGAAGGTTCGGTTCAAGCCGACGGTGGATGGGATTCCGACCTTCGACACCGGCGAAGAGAACGGCTACTACACGAATTACACGGTGATCGGCTACTTGGAAGAAGCGGCGGAATCGCAGAACGACAACCTCGGCAACGACCTGGCGAGCATGGACGGCAAGGTTGCCTTCCGGCGGGTGGGGGTGATGTACGTTCCGCTCCTGGATGCCGACACCACGAACCCGATCTACGGTATCAACTGGGGGCTGTTCAAGACCTTCGTGCTGGCGGGCTGGTGGCTCCGCGAGACCAGCGTTCCGGTTTATCCCGGCCAGCACACGATGTCGGCACAGTTCGTCGATCTCACTTACCAGTTCGGCTTGCGGGATCGCCGCCGACATTGGGTGATCGCAACGGGTACCAGCTACCCCTCCTAATCTAACGCAAGTTGTAGCAACAATAGAGGCTTGTTATGCACCCGTCCGAAGGCATCGAATTCATCCGCATGGGCTGTCCGGTCGCGTTGGGCGGCTCGGTCGAACCGGGCGAGGCCGTAGCCCGTGCCCGCCCTCCGTTGTGTCCCTTCGGCTGTGCCGTCCAGCAACACGACGACAAGGGGTTCTGCTCGCATCTGGTGGGCTTCACCGATGGCCGGCAGGACAAGAACAAGGCTGGCGAACTCGTCACGGTCTACGAGCATCACCGCAAGGTGAAAGGCGAGTGGGTCACCGGCGAGATGGAAGTGAAAAGGGAGGACGATGGTGGTGTCCAGGAATACTCGGTCTGGCGTATCCTCCAGCCCACCGATATCATCGTCCACATCAACAACGGCAAAACCGGCAAGTCGTTCGCCGGTACGCAATGGGCCAGGGTCTACCGCCCCAAGCTGGGGGAAACGCCGGTCTTCCGCCCCGGTTCGAGCCAGACGCCGGACATGAGCCAGCTTCAGAAGGTTCTGGCGGCACAGGAAGACCGCATCAAGAAGCAAGAACTCATCATCGACAAGCTCGTGAAGGAAGTCGGTATCCCGGTCGATGACCTTGACCTCAACCTCGAAGGAGCCCAAGCGTGACGGAACGAGAAGCACAAGCCATGATCGCGTTCGACCAGATCGCTCTTCGGGCTGCTGAAGAGTTGGCGATACACGAGGCGTCGATCCTAAACGCGGTCAAAACGATCAATTATCTGGCCAACGCTACGGTCAACACAGAGCGAGGACCATCGGAAATCGTTTGGGGCGGCACCGGTCCACTACAAGGAGCGGCACCCAACGCATGGGTCGAGGATTTTATTCAAGACCCGCGTCTTGGAATGCACTTCTTCGACGACTTCTTGATGACCGGATCAGGGCCAGCCGTTTCGGGTGCCGCGTATCTCGGCTCAATGGGCCAGTGGTCGATCTATCTCGGTTCGACCGCCGCATTAGCCGATGGTGGGATCATCGGCGGCGGCATCCAATTCGTGCCGGGATCGATTGCCGTATCTTCAGGAGCGTCCACACCCACCACTGCGATATCGAGCATGGTTGGGTCGTTCCAGATCACAGCTAACTCTTCCGGAACATCGGCCCTCCAAGGCAAGATGGCTTTCGAAGCTAGAGTTATGCTCACGTCCGTTACCGACGTGAAGCGTGGGGCTTTCGTTGGTCTTTGCGACCAGGGTATTCCGCAGGCGAACCTGCCATTCACAGTCGTCTCTGGCGGATCGACGAACGAATTGACCAGCACGCGAAACCTGATTGGGTTCTACGCTCCGTCATCCGGTGGCCCGGACTGGAACTTCGTCTTTCAATTGGCTTCCACAGCACCGGTATTCCCGACCGGCCTTCAGTCCCTCGTTTCGACCGTGACGGGGACCTCAATTGCGGCGGGTACGTTCTACAAACTCGGATTTGTCTACGACGTCAAACCTCAAAATACCCTCATCGGAACCGCTTCTACTGGCCAGACAGCCGCAACACAGGCCGGAGCGATGTTGAAGGTTTACGTCAACGGCATTCAGGCCGCAGCCTTCCTCACGCAAGCGGCCAACATCCTCACGGCCAGCTTCCCGACCGGGATCATGGGTCCAATCGCGGCTTTCGTGAACGTCTCAAACTCGGGCACTTCCAACTCCGGCACTACACTCTCGGGCAAGATGACCCTAGATTGGATTCGTGTCGCACAAGTTCTTCTCGCGTAAAACGCGGAGGGTGCATCAACCTGATGTACCCTCCCACCTCCCAGGAGTATCGGATGCAAACCCAGACAGCGATCGCACCGGCGGTCGCTCAAGAAAGCCCTCGCCCCGTCTTGCGTGGTGGGATTGAACCCGCCAAGAAAGCCTCGATTGCCGTCCTCACGCCGACTCTCGGCCCGGTCCACATCCTCTGGCACATGGCGTTGCTGAACATGATCTGGCCGATGAACACCGGCAAGATCATCATCCCCTTCATCGACCGCGTTGGCGGCCAGATCGGTCAGGTTCGGAACCAACTCGTCAAGCAGATCCTCGACTACGACGAGAACAATCGCGAGGCCATCGTAACCCACGTCATGTGGATCGATGACGATGTGATCGTGAACCCCTCCGTGATGCTGGCCCTCCTGTCCCACAACGCCGACATCGCCGCTGGCGTGTACTTCGGCAAGAACGACTTCGACCATCCGCTCATGTTCCCATCGGCCTCGGGCGGAACGCTGAAGTTCCGGCCGGCCGAGTCCCTCGAAGATCCCGAACGGTGCGTTGAGGTCTACGGCTGGCCGCAGGGCTTGAGTCTCGTCAAGACCGAAGTGTACAAGCGGATGCGGGACGAACTCGATTTGCCCAAGGACGAGTACGGCAACCCATCGTGGTATCGGCAACCTGGATTCGGCGTCGAACAAGACGGTCAGGTCGTCACCGGCGGAACGGAAGACTTCCCGTTCTTCGAGAACTGCTCACTCCTCGGTTACCGGGCCATTGTGGACCAGTGCAAACACGCCTTCGGTTGGCACTTCTCGATGGCCGAAAAGTGTGCGTATCCCAAGTTGCAGTGGGAGATGTGCCTGCGGAAAGAGCCAATCGTTTGGCCTGCCAAGGGCGACAGAAAGGAGGTGGTCTGGTCATGAGCGACTTCATCCCGCATTGCAAACGGGCGTGGAAGCAGTTTTGGCAAGATGCTGGACCTCTTACCTATTTAGCTATGGCGATGGTTGTGATCGGTCTTTTTCTCATGTCCATTGGCAAATAACCTCCCAGGAGTAATCATGCGTTACATTCTTCACGTCGGCTGCGGGTCCAAGGTCAACAAGGTTCCCCGCGAATACGCGACCTACAAGGAAGCGCGCCTCGACTGCAATCCACAGGTCGAGCCAGACCTTTTGGCTTCGATTGTGGCCATGCCGATGATCGCAGACGAGTCGTACGAGGCCATCTTCGCCTCTCACGTCCTCGAACACCTTTACTGCCACGAGGTGGCGATGGCTCTGAGCGAGCTATTCCGCATCCTCAAACCCGGCGGCGTTCTCGACATCGCCGTGCCGGACCTTCAGTGCATCGGCGGCAAGCTGGCGCTCGATCAGGCCGATTACGCCATCTACAACTCGCCGATTGGAACCATTGCTCCGCTCGACATGATCTACGGCCACCGGGGATCGGTCGGTGCCGGAAATCTGTTCATGGGTCACAAGTTTGGCTTCACGCAAGGCGTCCTGAAGCGGTATCTTCAAAATGCGGGTTTCAACGATATGGAGATCGACCGCAAGACCGAGTACGAGTTGAAGGTTAAGGCCACGAAGAAGAACGACTCGATCTTCGGCGTCGGCGGTGCCGCTGAAGGCATTCCGAACGCGGCAGAACAGCAAACTCTGGATGGAGTTCACGTATAGTGCCAGGGTTACCACTGGCTCACGCCGCTGGGTGTATGCGATCATCCAGCGGCGTAATTCTTGAGGTGTGATACAATGCCAGCCAAGTCACAAGCCCAGAGAAAATGGGCGTTCGGCGTTAAAGGAAAGAAGTGGGCCAAGGCCCATCATTACGACAACCCCGGAAAACTACCGGCTCGCGTAAAGCCGAAGAAGAAGGGGAAAAAGAAGAGGAAGTCATGATCAAGCCAACGGTTGGTCGAGTTGTCTGGTACTACAAGTACGTCAAAGGCCAGGGCCATAAAGGTCCACTTGCCGCACTTGTGGCCTTCGTTCATTCCGACATTTTCGTTAATCTGGCCGTATCGGACGAGAATGGCAACATGAGGTCTGAAACCTCTGTTCGCCTCATCCAAGAGAATGATGAGGCTCCGATGCAAGACTACTGCGGATGGATGCCTTACCAAGTCGGGCAGGCAAAGAAGACCGAGGCAGCGGAAGCCGCACTCAAGGAGAAGCGATGAGCAAGAAACACGGCCACACTGGCCACAAACACGAGATCGCCAAGGCCCACGGCCACATGGCCGATCCGGCCCCGAAAGCGAACAAGGCGATGGACTCCGGCATCTACGCCACCGGCATCGGCCACGACAAGATGGCCCACGGAACCCACCACGCGGCCAACGCCCACCACGGCATGAGCGAAGGCATGGGTCCGACCGGCGAACACGGCACGGTGTCGATGAAGGGTTCGCACCTCGGCTGCAACGAGTGCCACGAGGACGACTACAAGGCCGGATCTGGCTCCGGCGAAGGCGACATGGGCGGTGAAGATCACTCCGGCGGCGAATCGAGCAAGGGGTGAAACCGGGAGGGTGTCTCAACTTGATACACCCTCCACTCTCCAACGAAGTTAAGCGATGCCCGAACCCACCCTCGCCATCAAGTACCAGGAGTTGCAAGCGGAGATCGGCGAATGGGCCGGTTGGGGCAAAGGCGTTAACTATGGGGAAAAACCCTGGACCAAGGACAAGCTCAACCGCATCACATCCGTACTCAAATCCGGCCTGAGACGCTTCTACTATCCACCGCTCCTGCAAGGCCAGACCGCCGCTTACGCCTGGAGCTTCCTCAAGCCCGTGGCGAGCATCGCCTTCCCGCAAGGCGGTCAATGGGTGGAGATGCCCGACGACTTCGGCCAGCCCGAGGGGCGACTGACCGTCACTTCGCCCGTGACCCAGACACCTTGGCCCCTCGACCTGTGCGGCATCGGCGTCATCAACGAGTTGTACCAGGTCGATCCGACGATTAGTGGTCGCCCCTGGAAGGCGGCACTCACGCCCACGAAGGGCACCTATCCGACCGGCGGTCAGCAGTGGCAGTTGTGGATCTATCCGTTGGCGGACCAGAACTACACCTTCCAGATGCAGTACTACATAAACCCAAATTACCTCTCCGGCGACCTTCCCTACGCCTATGGCGGTCCGGAGCATCACGAGACGCTCCTGGAGTCCTGTCTCGCTGCCGCCGAAGAGCGGCTCGACAATATGCCCTTTGGCCAGGGGCCGCATTCCATCGCCTTCATGTCCCGACTGGCGGCGTCGATCTCAATGGATGCCCGACTGAAGCCGCAACGTCTGGGCCGCAACCTCGACCGAAGCGACGGCTACGGCGACTTCGACCGCTCGCTCCTGCACTGGTTCGGCGGCTCAATCACATACAACGGGATGCCTCTCTAATGCCAGCCTTCACGATCAGCACGCTCAGTTCGCGGATGCAGGTGACAAACACCGGCGGCAACTCCACCGCCGCGAGTCTCGTCGAACCCGTGCCGCAGACCGGCAATCCTTCGAGAGCCGCGGTATCGAGCGGTGTCGTTTCTGTTGGCGACGGAGTTATTCCGCTGGGAGATGGCGGTTCCGAATGTGCCTCGGCAATCATGCTGATGTTCTTCGGCGTCGGCACCAACGGTCAGAGCTTCAACTGCAACATCTACGGCTGGTCGCTGGTCGATCCGCCCGTGGGGGCCAACCTCGGCTCGGAACTCTGGCTGCCGCATCCGCTCATCACCCTTACCTCGATCACGCTCAACAGCAGCATTCCCGGCGTGCTGAACACAGCCGTACCCGCCACGAACTACTTCGCCTCGGCCATGACCATCGGCCTCGGTGCCTCCGGCGTGAACTACGACATCATCAGCCCCGGCAGCGGGACGGCCGAGATCGCCAGCATCGTCATCTCGACAAAAGGAATCCGGTGGGCCGAACTCCGATTCAACATGAACTCCTCCGCCACGAGTGGCAACGCTGTCTGGAAGCGAATGTGATCTACAACGCCGGGCCTATGACGTGGATGGAGCCTTTCGGAGTCGGCCTGGGCGTCGGCTCCGCGACGGGCGGCACGACGGTCGTTGGCCCGCAGCTACGCGGCTCCCCGACAACCGGCGTCCTCACGGCGACGGGAGCGGTGCCCCTCCCCGCCACTCTCAGCGGTGACTGGGTTCTTGTGGTGATAGCCGCCTCTCTCACTCTCAGCCGCACAGGGCCGACCACGCCCTCAGGATGGACGCAGACCGCAACTCAGGAATCGAGCAGCACCGATTCCCAAATCTGGGCCTACACGATCCAAGCCAGCGGCCCTGGCACGACTTTCACATCCCCCCAAAGCGTCAGCCGGGGCGTCTACAACGCGTACGTTATCCAGAGTTCCGCCGGGGTCGATGTTTCCGGAACGGCAACGAACAATACAACGACGATCAGTTCCCCGGCGGTCGATGCCACGGGGAGCAACGATTTGGTGATCTCGTGCTTCGGGGGATACGCTGGTGGTCTGACCGTGACGATTGGAACGCCCTCAGCGGGAACGCCAACGGCCCAACAGACCAACACGAGTACGGACTCGATTGCTCTTGTAACCAGCTACCAGAAGCTCAACGTCAGCGGGGAAACGACGGCGGTTACGGCATCGCTTACCGGAACGACGCAGGAGTGGGACTCGATAACCGTAGCTTTCAAGTGAGGCAGTCATGGCCAAGAGCAAATCCCACCCAGGATTCAAAGCCGTACAAGCCAAGATCGCGAAGCGAGTTGGCTCCAAGCAGAAAGCCGGAGCTATCCTCGCTTCCGCGACCCGTAAGGCTTCCAAGTCCGCCAAGAAGGCCAACCCGCGGCTCAAACGCGTGAAAGGAAAGAAGAAATGAACGCACGAGCTATCCGCCGCTTCCTGAAGCAGTTGCCGAACGACGTACTTCAAATTGCGTCTACCGGCACAACTCAACTCGACGGCGACGAGTTGGCCAACCGCATCATCGCACTCAACGTCGCGGCTGGTGCCACTGTTTCCTTTCCACGGACGACCGGCTCCGGGATGACCTTCTGGGTTGTCGTTCTCAAAGTATCGACCACCGGATACATCCTCGATTGCGACCCGACGACGGACGGCTTCTACGGCTCGATCTCGGTGAACCTCACCGGCTCGACGAGCACCGGCTTCGCCTCCGGCACGTCGAGCAATAACGTCATCACTCTGAACGGCACAACGACGGGCGGTTCTCAGATTGGTGATACACTGCAATTCATCGACCTCGCGGCTGGCACCTGGGCCGTTTCCGGAGACATCATCGGCACCGGTTCTGTCGCCACACCGTTCAGTTGATCGGAGGGTGCATCAAGTTGATGTACCCTCGCCTCTACCTCCCAGGAGTAACTCATGACCCCGCTCATCATCCCCGACATCCACGAGAAGCTATCGCAAGACGTGGTTGGCGGACGTCCCGCTCCCGTGGCCCAGATCATCGTTAGCCTCTTGCCGAACGGCATGGTTATCGCAGACTTCTCCGGTATACCCAGTCGGCAGGTGGCCAACATGATGATGTCCACCGCCCATCAGGATCTCGTCGAAGTGTGCCGATCTGCCGAACGGGGGCCGCAATCCCGCATCGGCGTTGTGACCGACCCGCAAGCAATCGCCAAGTTGAACACGGGAAAGCGATAATCCGAAAGGACCTGCCATGCCGCCAGTAGTTCAACAGCCCGAATGGGTCCAGTATGGAAGTTTCGGGCTGATCGCCTTCCTCGTGATCATTGGGCTGCCAGCGGCAGTCTGGGTCGCGGTGGGGTTCATCAAGGGCATCACGGCTAGCTTTGAAAAGGCGATAGATAGGGTGTGTTGCACATTCAAGGAAGAATCGGCAGAGTGCCGCGAGGAACGCAAGCACGTCCAGGAATCTGCTACTGAAGAGCGGGAGAAGGACCGAGTCGCACGACACGAACTGAGAAATGCGGTCCAGGCGTTAGCCGCCAGTCTGCACCAAACCAACAATCGTCCGCAGTGAGCCTGCCATGTCCGATGGCTTCTGGTATGCCTTCTTCTTCGGAATGCCCGGCATCATCAGTGCCGCCATTGGAGCCTATGTGGCAGTTCGGCAGAACCGAGTGATCCACAACACGAACTCGTTGGTCGATCAACTGATCGATTCGACCGGCAAAGCAGAGTACAAACGCGGCGTCTCCGATGAGAAGAGACGCCCTACACCGTAAACCCGGCTGGTCGTTGGGAGACGTAATCGAGACAAACCGGTGGTCAAATAACTCCATCCACAGGGAGCTACTCCCCACCGCTCGTCCAGCCGGGCTATTCAAACCTCTCAGGAGTAACCGTGAAAGCACCAGCAATCCGAAAGCTCAAGACCGGCAAATCGGTCAAGAGCAACATCAAGTACCGGCACGGCTTCGTTCCGAAGTCGATGCCGACCTACACGGGCATGTCGATCGCCGAGGCGTACAACTGCCCGACCGGCCTCAAGGGTTCCGGGATCGCCATCGTCGAGTACGGCGGCGGCTGGAACCAGTCCGACGTCGGTCAAGCCGCAGAACTCGCCGGATGCCCGGTGCCAGTCATCACAGATGTGAACGCTGGCCTCTCGAACTCCCCAGGCGGCGATGCCGACGATGAAGTGGCCCTGGACATTCAGGCCGCGATGGGCGTGATCAGCTACATGACCGGCCAACCGGCCAACATCTACATGATCTGGGCCGACAGCCAGCAATCGGCCCTGAACGCGATCGGCAGCCTGATCGACTCGGGAAAGGCCATTGGGGCGGTTTCCGTTTCGTGGGGATCAGACGAAGGAGACGGCGATGAGCAATCCGATTCCGCAGGAATCCAAGCCTTCACTGACAAGTATGGGATTCCCTTCTGTTGTGCTACTGGAGACAACGACGACGGCTCTGGGAGTACCGTTGATGAGCCCGCCGACAGTCCCTACGCCGTGGGTGTCTCTGGCACCACCAAAACCACAACTGACGAGTACGTGTGGAACTCCGGAAGCGGCGAAGGAACCGGCGGCGGACAGTCCGACATCTTCCCAATGCCCAGCTACCAGACAGGAGTTATTCCAGCACCAGCAAGCGGTTCTTGGCGAACTACTGGAGACGTCGCGGCTATCGGCGATCCATCAACTGGACTGAACACCGTCATAGGCGGCTCGGTCCAGCCCATCGGTGGCACCTCTCTCGCCACCCCCGTCTTTGCCGCGATCATCGCCGGAATGGGACTTGGGAAACTGGTGTGGCCTAATTGCCTCTACGCGGCCAAGGAAGCCTTCGTCCAGATCACGGAGGGCAACAACAACCCCAACGGCGAAGGCAACTGGCCCGGCCCGGTATGTTGCGGCCTGGGCGTACCGAACGGCAAGCTGCTCTACGCGGCCCTATCGGCGGCCAGCCCTCCGGTGTCTCCTCCTGTTGGTCCGCCGCCAGTGGGACCGCCGCCACCTCCAGCACCCGAAACGGTGACGCTTGCCCTGGACAACTTCCCGCTCACCGGCTCGTTCCGACTGATCTCCGGCCGACAGGAGACCGTGAACGTGACGGGTTCTGGTCAGGTCACTCTCACGCTGCCGCCGCCAGTAACCACCACACCCACGATGCCATCGGCCTCAGCCGTAGCCTTGACGGTTGGGGACCTTCGACCCAAGGCCATTAACTGGGCCTTGTGGATACAGTTGATAGAAGCGATCCTCACCGCGATCGAGGGAGCGATCAACAGCGGAACCCCCGTGGATACCGCCGCTACTGCAAACGCTCTGGCGGCGAAGATACCGGCTCCGGCAAGCATGACCATCGCCCAATGGATACAGTTGATCCTCCAGATTCTCGAAGCAATCCTGCCGATCCTGGCAGGCAGCGGGCTTTAGTGGCCACTCCGGCGGATCATTGCGGACGAGGGGGCCTTGCAGTGATTCGCCGGGTGTGGTTTTCGAGGGTGCATCAACTTGAGGTACCCTCCCTCTGGAGAAGCGATGAACCTCTGGGAAACGATTGGCCTCGACTGGTTCCTGCTGGCTTTTGCCGTCACGGTCGGGGTATTGAGCTACGACGCCACGCTCTTCGCTCGCGGGCTCGAAACGATCAGCGATCACATCTGGGATCACTTGATCGCCTGGCGGGATAGCGGGTACAAGTTGATGCAATTCCCGCTCCTCACCGTCCTCTTGCCCTTCGGCGTATCGCAGCAAGCAGTTGGACTCTTCGTTCACCTCATCGCGGGACTCATCAAGCGGCAGGTATCATGAGCGACTCTTTCGACGATCCGAATCCCGAAGAGCGTATCTGCGAGAATTGCGGCAAGCGATTCTCCGTTCAGATCGAACGCAAGTGCCCGCGGTGCATGTCCTATTTCGTCAGGAAGATCAGACACCGGGACAACGTGCGAGAGGTGTTCCAGATCGGGCAACATCCCACCGAGTTGTTCGATCCCTCAAAAGCCTAACCCATGCCTCCTCCACAACGCCAAGACCCGGATGCCAAGCGGGAACAGATCATGGATCTGACCTTCCCGACTTACGGCATCGACTTGTCGCAGGAGTTCGACCTCCAGCGTCCGGCGACTACACCCGTGGCCATCAACGTTCGCGGTTACGAGCCGCAGACGCAACGCGACCGGGGCGGTTCGCGGCCAGGGCTGTCGAAGTACAACCCGGAACAACTCGACCCCGTCATTGGCGACATGCAGATCCAGGACTTGAACGTTCTGGTGCTTACGGGCGGCACCGCACTCCTCACCAACTTCAGTCTCGACCTCTTCAACACCGGCGGCTTCACGGTCAACCCGCTCAACCCGCTGTACTTCGTGCCGATCTATGGGTCGGGGATTCAGTTGAACGGCTTCACGGGCTCACCGGCACCCATCCCCGGAGGCACCGCAAATGCGGGAAGCACGACCGGCACCGGGAGCGGATCGGCGTTCCCGGCCACACTGATCGGCGGCTCTAACGTAAACGTGAATGTAATCAGCGGCTCCGGTACACTGCCATCGGGAACGGGTTTCATCGCGATTCAATTGGGCACCACTTACTACATCCAGCCCCCAACCTTCACCAGTTGACATGGCTAACGCGGCACATACAGGATCGGTCGTGTCCGGATCGGGTAACGCCTACATGGTGGCACTCGACCCGCAGGCCACGCCGCCGGGTGCCACGGTGTCTGTAACGCAGATCCAGATCGACTCCTCGCAGACGATTCCGGCGGGTACGGCGGTCATCGTTGTTCAAATCGGCTCGTCGTACTACATGCAAGCACCCGTATGGGGTGCCGCACCATGACGCAGCCTTACGCTCAACTGCCAGCTTTCTCCACCTCCATCGGTGCCGTGACATTCGGATCGACGGCCCCGACGCACGGTGCAACAACCTCCCAGAACGACAACGTTGGAGGTTTCAAGGCAAGCACCGCACCGGGCGGTCTTTTCGTCCAGGCACCGGGGTTGGTATTGCCGATGCTTTGGCATCGTGGGTCGATGCAGCAACTCGGCATGTTCTCGCGGATTGGAAGCCTGCCCGCTTTGGGTGCTTTCGACTACTTCACTGGCGATTATGCCATCTGGTGGGATTCGCCTCAGAGTTGGGGACGTGCCAATTACCTGATCCGTAGGCCACGAACGCTCATCATCCTCGACAATCTCGGCGTTGCGGAAGCATGGGTGAATGCGAACTACACGAGCGTCTTCGCACCGCTGAATGTCTCGGTCTGCGTCACGCAATCGGGCCAGCTTCAGCGATCCTGGATCGCGGCTGGCGTTCCCTTGGCTGCATCCAATACGGCTTTTAGCGACGAGTATTTTCCAGGCGACACAATCAAATATTCGCTGCCGACGACCAACTCGGACTTGTACGTTGGCGGTGACTGCTTCGTGGCTCAGTTGCAAGACTGCATATTTGGCCCAAAGCCATCTGCGTTCAACTCGTTCAATGGCTACGTTGTGCCATCCGCAAGTACCTCATCGCCTTCGTCGGCTTCTCCATTTATGGAGTTCATCGGCACCGATTCGCACTCACCGGTCAACAATCTGCTTGGGCTGGTCAACTTCGCGAAGGCGACGAATGACGTCGCCGTTCTCGTAGCCGGCTCAGCGAAGTTCCGGACATTTGCATCGAAGCTGTACCAGTACAACGTCAACCCGTTCAGCGGTACTGTGATGCAGACCTACGGTGCAACGTTACCAATAACACCCGACCCGCTCGTGCCTTCGTCCAACGCCGATACTCTGATCGAGGGCAGTGGCGGCATCCTGACGCGACAGACGTTTACCAACGGCGACTCGACGGATATGCTGGCACAGTTGCTAACTGATGCGGTAGCTTTCTTCCCGCCGCTGCCGTAACGGTGCCCGATGGATGAGATCAACAAAGACTTGCACTTCCCTTCGGCTGGCATCGACCTCTCGCAAGCCTTCGCCGCTCAACCCAACCGCCCAGTCGCCACGGCCCAGTACCCCCAACAGAGTAGCACCGGCACGGTTTCCAGCCAGTTCGCACCCAATTCGCCGGTCTATAGTTCTCAGTACGCCCGCACTACGCCCTATGCCCTCAACGTGCGAGGGTTCGAGGCCGCAACCCAGCGACTCCGGGGCGGCAGCAGGCCGGGTCTGTCAAAGTGGCTCCCCCAACAGGTCGTCGGCTCGCGGTTCATCGTCCAAGACCTGAACGTCATCGTCATCAACAACCCCACAACCCCGGCGGGCAACGTGGTCCAACCTTCCCAGTCTGGCCGGGTCGTCTCATTGGTTGCCGTCGGCCAGGGCAACGTGTACTCGATGGCACCGGGCGACACGTCCTGGACACCGGCCACGAACGCCGCACCCACGAGTCCACCGCTCAACTTCTCCGGCGTCGTCCTGTCGGCGGTGAACAACCAGAAGCTCTGGTACGCCGACGGCGTCCACTGGCGGTACTTCGACCCAACGGACGGAGCCAATGGCACCGTGGGCGTCTGGGCACCGAACACCGTGGATCTCGAAGGCAACACGATACCCAAGGGAGGCAACGTGCTGCCGGTGGATTCGCAGGGCAACACGCCGCGGCTGATCGAGACCTGGCGGGGACGGACATTGCTCTCGGGCTTGCTCCTCGACCCGCAGAACATCTTCTTCTCGGCCATCGGCGATCCGACCAACTTCGACTATTCGCCGCTCTCGCCTTCCCCATCGCAAGCCGTGGCCCTCAACGCTTCGCCGCTCGGCAAAGTCGGCGACGTGGTTACCGGCATGTGCCCTTATACCGACGATGTGCTGATCATCTTCTGCGATCACACGCTCTGGGTCATGAACGGCGACCCGATGGCCGGTGGACAACTCGATCTCGTGTCCAACGCCATTGGCGGCGTCTGGGGCCGGTGTTGGGAGATGGACCCGTACGGCAACGTGTACTTCGTCTCGAACCGAACCGGCATCTACCAGTTCGTTCCCGGCCAGACGCCCCAACGCATCAGCCAGCCCATCGAGCAACTCGTCAACGTCATCGACACGGGGACCAATGCGATCCGGCTCCTCTGGGACGACCGCTTCCAGGGATTGCACGTCTTCATCTCGAACCTGATCTCGCCCACGGTGAGCCAGCATTTGTTCTACGAGCTTCGCACCGGAGCCTGGTACCAGGATCAGTTTGGCTCGCCGCTCTTCAACCCGATCTGTTGCGTGAAGATGGACGGCAACGATCCGAGCGATCGCGTGCCGCTCATCGGCTCCTGGGATGGGTACGTTCGGGCTTGCGATCCATTGGCAACGACCGATGATGGGATTGCCTTCACATCCGAAGTGGTCATCGGCCCGCTGCTGACGCCGAACATGGACGACATGACCTTGTACGAGTTACAGGCGGTCTTGGGCGAAACGTCGGGTCCAGTACAATGTTCGATACTGGTTGGTGCCACGGCTGAAGCCGCGTTACAATCGGAGCCAGTGGAAAGCGAACTGTGGGAGCAAGGCCGGAACTTCACCGAACACATCCACGAAGCCGGTCACGCGATCTACGTGGTGATCACTAGCTCGAATCAGTGGACAATGGAAGCGATCAGAATGCGGCTCGGCACACGCGGCAAGATCCGCCAGAGGAGGCGAAAGTGAATTACACACCGGCAGATGGCGATTCGGTCTTCATCATTGATCCGCAAAACGTCGTCCAGGTTTCGTTCGCTCGTACGTGGTCGATGGAGGAACTGCGGAAGCGTCTGCGACAGCAAGCGGAACTCAACAGCCTTTTGGATAAGTGCAGAAGGGAAGCACTGGAGCGATATATCGGTGATCCAGCCAACTTCAGCTTCGACGTGAAAGCCGCCAACCTCGAAGAAGTGCAGTTCACGGGTCACCGGTATAAGAACGCACTCGGTGAAGTATGGGGCGAAGTTCATTACGCGGATGAGCCGATCATCGTGGAGGATAAGCGATGAGTTGGGATATCGGCGGCTCAATGCAGTTCAGCGGCGGCGGTGCCAACGCCATGCAGGGCTTGAACGGCTCGCCGTACCAAGCCCTCTCCGCTCTCGGCAGCGACTATGCCTCGGCCTACAACTCGGCACTGTCGAACAACCAGCAGATGTACAACAACATCCTGTCCGGTTATCAGCAAACTATGAACAACCAGGTCTCGGCCGAGAACCAGGTCTCGCAGGGCTACGGCACACTGTACCGCAATGTGCTGGGTGCGATCAAAGGTATTGGTACTTCCGAGTCGCAATCGATTGCCGATGCTTACGCCCAGCAACAGGGCCAGAGCCAGCAACAGATGATCAATGCGGGACTCGGTAACTCGACTGTCTTGCAAAGCCAGGCACAGGGCAACCTCCTGCAAGAACAGAAGGCACAGGTCGCTCTCACGAACCAGACTCAAGGTTTGACCGCCGGTTACATGTCGCAACTCGGCAGCGAAGCTCTCCAGTACCAGAACCAGGCTATCCAGCAGAATACCGGCCTGGCGAGCGAGCAACTCGGCTTCATGAACTCGGTGATGATGCCGTACCCCAACGCCGGGCTTTACGCCCAGTTGGCCCAAGGCTATGGTGCCGCCGCTGCCGCCAATGCGGCCCGAGGCCAACTCGGCGGCGGAGGCGTGGTCGGTGCCCCGAACTTCACTCAGTCTCCAACTCCCGTCGATTACCCGTCGATTGCGGCACCAGCCGGCGGCGGGGGCGGTTACAGTCCGTATGGCTACCAAACCGCCGCATCGCCTTATAGCGGCACCATCCCGCAGGGCGGTCTGTACTCCGGCGGCATGGATGAGTACACCAGTCCCTACAATAACCCGAACATGCAGATGTTCGATCCTTCCGCCGGAGTCGGCACGGCTTGAGGGTACATCAACTTGATGTACCCTCCCTTTGGAGACCGCAATGCTGCAAGAATTGCTTCCCTGGCCGAAGGCACTCGGCAAGCGAATCTGGACGCCGGTGGCGAAGTTCACCGTGCCGCTGACGCGAGCCGGTTGGCAAGAGATGCTGGCGTTGGAGAGGCGACGGAAAGAGGACTCGATCCTCAACTCCTTCACCACCGGCACCTGTACCGAGGTGATGTGGAACAACCAGACGGACGGCACCGCCAACGCGTCCACTTCGACGGAAACGGCGATGATGACCGGCTTGGCCGATCAGCCGTTCACGCCTGCCGGGTACTTCAGCGGCAAGCCGGGCCGACAGCGGCAGATCAGGCTTCACGCGAAAGGTGTGGGCTCAACCACTGGAACGCCTACCGTTGTCGGCCAATGGCGGATGGGAACGACCCAGGGTGTGACCCAGACAGGCGGCACGAGCATTGGCCAGAACGTGGCCTTGGCGTGTGCTTCTGGTGCGGCGAACCTTCTGTGGGAAACAGTCCTCGACTGCGTCTGCACGATCTCGGGCATGGGTTCGGGCAACGCCACGCTGGAAGTGTCGGGGTGGATCGGTGGACCGCTCTTCTCGTCGCTTCAGGCACAGATGGTGCCAGCGTCCGGCTCGCCGGCGGCGTGGCTGGCGACATTCGATTCGACAGTAGAGCAGTTTTTCGTCTACAACTGGACCTGGAGTGCAAGCTCCGCTTCCAACACCGCAACGCTCAAGTACGGCTCGATGCTCGGCATGAACTAGGAGAACCAATGCCATCGCAACTTGGAACATTTATCCAGTTAAACGCCACGGGAGCGGCTTCAAACCTGACTCTCCTTGGTCAGGCCCAACGACTAAACATTGCCGCTCAGACCTTGAGGGCGGCGATCGACCTGCATCTTGCCACGCTGAATGACCTGATTTCGGGGGCGACCACTGCCAACATCGAGACCGCTCTCGGCCTGATCACTGGTCAGGGAACCAATTATTTCAACGTCGTAAATGGTTC